TTCCGTTGTACTTATATTGAGCGTAAGCATTCCCTGAACCTGTACTGTTATAGCTCCCGTATGTTCCTGTTCCTGTTTGGGTAATAGTTCCAGTTCCCAAAGTACCATCAACTTCAAGTTTATACCCTGGGTCGTCTGTCCCTATACCTACTTTACCGTCTGTAGCAAGGAATAATTGGTTAGTTCTGTTGGCATATGTTCCAAGTACAAGTGCACCATCACTAGCATAGTAGTTTGTATGAATGTATGAATTACCTGCGTTTGTTGCTGAACCATATAGAGAAATGTAATTACCAACATTGTCACTTGTTCCTCCTATTTTTAATTCAGAACCAAGAGCATTTGCTCCTCGTAAATCAAGAAGACCAGTTGGGGTTGCTGTTCCTATACCTACTTTACCATTAAACGAACTATCCCCTGTTCCTGTTACGTTTAGGGTTGTTCCTGTTGCTGCACCAATATCTGGTGTTACAAGTGTTGGGGTATTGGCAAAGACTGCTGAACCTGAACCTGTTTCGTTTGTTAATGCTGTTGCAAGTTGTGCTGATGTAAATGAACCAAGGACTGTAGCGTTTCCTGATGATGTAATATGACCTGTAAGGTTTGCGTTTGTTGTAACATTACCTGCTGTAAGACCTGATGCTGTTCCTGTTGCATTAGTTGCTACTAAAGCTGATGGTGTTCCCAATGCTGGAGTTATTAATGTTGGCGAACTATTAAATACTAGCAACCCTGAACCTGTTTCGTTTGAAATAATACCTGCTAATTCTGCTGATGTTGTTGCTGCAAAGTCTGAAAGTTTATTTGATTGTACAGTTGATTGAAAGTCTGATAAGTCACCTGCAACTATTGTTACATTTCCTGTTTTTCCGGCTACTGAAGTTATAGCATCTGTATTATCATGTTTAGACCAGTTTGATGAATAAGTTGTTGAAGACGCATTGTCCGTTGTAGCAACAATATTATCTCCAGCTAGAAATGAAATTGAATTTACTGTTCCACCTACTGACACATAGTAGAACCATCCGGTTTGTGCTACATCATTTCCAGGAAATGTTCCTGTACTAGCATCCCAATCTCCTTTATAAACCATCCCATTGGCTAGAGCGGCAACATCAATTTCTAGTTGGTCTAAGTCTACATCCTGTGTTATTGTTATATAATCGATCTTGGCTTCTTGAGCATTTGACATAAATCGCTTGTTTGTAGCGTCAGTCATATTTGTTGTAATAAATAATGGACTAGCCCCACTTATTACACTTTGGTCCATAGCTTTAACATCAGTAATAGAAGTTAACTCACTATCCATTAATGCTCCTGCGGCTGTTACGTTAATTGCATCTGTAACATCGGCAAGTAATTCAATATCATCTAATTTTGAGCCATCAGTACTTATATTACGTCCATCAATAGATGTTGATGTTGCAACTCCAAGTTGAGGTGTTGTAAATACAGGAGATACTGTTGTTGGTATTTCTGTGCCTGTTCCACTCAATGTATATTCTATGGCCTCTCCTGAACTATCAAATCCAGCTAGTCGTTTATCTACTCCCGAATGACCTGATGTATTCCATGTTAGTTTTGAAAGAGTACTATGGTCGGATGCTGGTGTTTGTGTAAATGTTGTATCAAAAGCTGATGATATAGTTGCTGTGTTAAGGTATGCTTGGAATGTAAACCTAGCAATAAGAATACCTGTCTCTGTTATTTTAGTTGGTAATGATGAAGTTGGCACACTCTCAGTATTGGCTGCGGCTTCTGAGTTATATTGGGTTCGTCCATACACCATAACAAGCTTACTCGTAGGTAATATATAGAAGAATAAATTAGCGAAAAAGTTATTATTACTAAGAATGTTTGATGATATATTTGTTAATGTTCCATTATTATCAAATTGCTTATTAGGCCATTGTGATGCGGCCGCATCTACCCTTCCAGCGCTTGTATATGCTTCAAATGTATCTGAACCAGATGTATCTAATGATGATATATGATATTCTGTTCGACCCCACCATAAAACACCAGATGATAAGTCTACATCTCTATCGGGGGTTGATGATTGACCCATAGCAAGTCCACCCTTCCTTTTATCTCTTGATACACCGTGTACTTGTTTGATAAACCTACCATCACTAGCAACACTCTCTTGTAACCTTACTCCAAGGGTTAATGCTGAAACAATATCACCACTCTCATTTGTTACAACACCAATTTGTATTTTGTTTGGTTTTTCAAGAAATTCACTTGGATTTAATGATATATTTCCTTGATAATCTACATAAATATATTGTGTTGTATCATCTGATACTGCTATCCCTGATGAACCATTCCATCTGAAGGATTGTAATTCGGCATTTTCATCATCAATTGTTCTGATAAATCCTGAACCTGATGAAACATTTACTGTACCACTTCCTCCATCTGATATATCACCACCTTTAAAAAATCCTGATGAACCTGTATTATCTATATATCCTTGTAAATTATTTATATTAGGTGAACCTACCCCAACAGCAATATTTGTGGTTGATGATGTTTGGGAATTTAAGGCCCATGATGATGTTCCATGTAATGAACCTGTTATTCCATCCTCTACTGTTAATGAACCTGAAGAAACGTATAGACTACCACTTATTATTTGATCTCCATTAAATGTGTTAGAACCCGTTATAGCATGATTAGTAGATTTAGTAGATCCTACAGATATTATTTTTTCTTTACCATGTATCCTAGTTTTAAGATAAACCTCCCCATCATATGTATTGATTGCCATTTCACCTAGCATTAAATCAGAAGTGAATGGAATATGGTTCTTTTTACTACTATTTTTTAATATTATTGGAGACGCCATTTATTATATTATTGTTTCTTGTACGAAATTTACATTAGTTAATGAATTAAAACCTTTCATGCTTACCATTTCTGCATTTACAGTATCTGGGATGATATACCCATTTATTATTAATGTAAAATTTGATTTAATTATTCTATCCCCCCCACCATTTAATTCTATAGGTAGTGAATATGAATCTATTTTAGTTTTGAAGAGAAATTTATTGGGTATACCCCAATATGAATCCGAGGTAAAATTTATAGCTTCAATAATTTTATTTATTTGTCCGTTATATTCAGTATTTATAATACAATCATATGTTATTGTAACATAATCAGGAATAGCAACTGCAATGAATGTTTTTTCGGGATTTCTGTTATTTAACACTGAAAAATTATCATATCCGTTTCTTCTATTGTATTTCTGCTCAACAGTATGGTGTAAACTAGGCTTATTACCGTCTAATTTATTACCTATATTTCTATTATTTTCAATATTAGATTTTCTAATTATAATCATTGGGTTGAATAATTTTCCATTTTTATCTCTATAAAATCCATATTTTTGCATACTAACCCATTTTTCCGGATCACCATACACTATAGGAACTTTAACTCTCTGATTATTTTGGGTAATATATGGTTGTATTTTTTCTTCAAAATAATACATAATAGCTTCATCTATATCTTCGAACCCAACATTAAATTTAGGTAAATCATTACTTAAAACAGATAAATCATTCCCTTTATTATTACTAATTTTATTAGAACCTTTAATGGTTGGTTTTATATTATTTTGCACTGCCTCATCTGGAGTCAGTGATAATGGTTTTATTCTTTTATCTTCCATAAATTATCTATTTTTTGTTATCCCCACTTTTTCCGGTCTAGTGTAATGACATTCTAATACAATAGAGAAGCTACCTCCATGTTTGTCTACGTCAGGATCATACGAATAATCAGGGTTTTTCCCAACTATAAGTTGGTCTTCAATAATATTATCGACTTCGTAAAAATTGTCTTCCCACAGTATTATATCTCCTCGCTCAGTAACTAAATCAATTTCAACTAATTTACTCCTTAAAAGTTTAACATTAATTTTTCTTTCAATGTCCCCCCCAAAATCATTTGTTTCTGTTGATTGTGGGTTTCTTTCTATTAAACACTCTACTAATATAGGATTATTGTATATTTTAGTTAATGATTCTCCATATAAATTAATTGGGGTTTTTTCCAAATCAATTTTATAATATCCTACCATCTGTTCTATTATTTTACCTAACAACTCATTATTTAATGATTCGAATAAATTTATATCTCTGAAAGAACCGAATAATGGCATATTTTAATAATTTCTAATTTTTGATAAAGTTTTCATTCGTGGGAGAAAATTGTGCACACCATATACAGATGATATTAGTTTTCTAATTTTATGTATCTCAACTTCGGGATCTGAAGCATCAAACTTTACTTTAAGTAATGAATAATGGTAATTTTTACTAATTTTATTCTTAGCATTAATTTGCTCATTAGGTAAAATTGTAACTACTACAATATCTTCAATCCCTCTTATTTCATTGTATATTTCTGTAACGTTTTTTTTATCATTACATTTAAGTATAGCTTGAATCGAATACATTTGAAATTGTTCTTTCAGTAATGTCATTATTTTGTGTCTTCTCATTTTATTATCCTATGTAAATTGCTAAAGGTATATTAGTAAGTGTTTTTTTTAAATATCCTTCTTCTTGATCTTTCTTTTCTAATTGTTTATTTCGTGAGGAATCCTCCAACATTTCCCTTAATGATCCTATCAAAGTTTCCTTTTCATTTCTAGCATCAGTTAATAAATCACTTTGGTTTAATGTTACTTCACTACCAGGAATTGGAATTGTACTATATTTTCCTCTAATATACGCTAACATTTCTTTAATTATACTTAAAGTATATTGAAATATCCATTGCCTACCTGTAGAATTTATATCTGTGTAATTAGGGTTTTCATATGGTACATTAGATACATCTGTTATCAAATTAGAACCTTGATTGTTATTAATTGAACTATCGCGTTCTGATACCTTAATAAATTCAAACTTTATAAATGATGAGCGTGTTGGGATTGGAAATATTTTTAAGTTATTATTTATTAGTTCGAATGAATAATTTGATTTTCTGATTTCATCATTTAATTTAATAGCCTGTACCTTTTGGATATCAAAATATATAGGCATTAACATAAAATTTATACCAGGTGAATATGAACCAAAATTGAATGTTTCTAATAATGACTGAATACCAGTACCAGTACCAGCATATGGGTCAAAATATCTAACAATAGCGGGTGGACTTTGGTGGAATACTTTTTTTATTTCTATACTATCACCTGGAGCTAATGATGCTGATGCTAGAGCCCATTCATTTAAGTTATATGTTTGTTGTCCTTGCTGTGTTACTATACTACCACTATGGTATGTTACATTCCCACCGGAACCTGCTTCAGCTCCATATGTTTTAGACAATCTAAGTAATGAGCCTAAACTAGGAGTAATTACTTTGTTATTTAAGTTAGTTGATGTGGTTGTTCCTTCAAGTGAATAGTAATTTTCTCTAATCTTCCATTGATGTACTTCAGTACCATATGTTGTAGTTGATTCTTCAAATGCGGCATAAAACGATCCACTATTTAATTCAATGTCAGTTATGGGCCATCCTAACCTGGAAGCAGACCATTTTACTACTCTATCGGCATCTAACTGGAAAGCGGCATCATCGTCATAAAAACCAAATGGAGTAGATCCGGAAGTAAAAGTAGAAGTACCGTTGTATATAGATATATTAGCCATTTATTACTTATTGTTTTGATTATAAATATCGACAAATATAGTATTAGTTAAAATATCACATATTTATTATGTATGTAACAAAGAAGACCGAATCATTGATTCGGCCTTCATTAATAAATTATACTATTGTTAGTATTAATATCCTAACGATTCTAATCCTTTAACATATATTTTACCATAAAATTCAGGTCTTACCATCTTCTTAGCATATCTAGTAAGCAAACCTTTTCTAGGTGTAAAGTTGATAGGATCATAAACTAATGGAGTCATCATTAAGGGAATATACGGTGCATAAACAGCTCCTGTATCTAGGAATTGTCCGCCTTTGTATCCCATTAATATTTCATTAGATGTTTGGTATGGATTTTTATAAACCTTATACCTACTATTTAATGAACCCATTTTAGATATACCTAAATTAAATTCTGCTTTTTCACCATCACCATCAGCCGCAAATCCGGGAATTGATTCTAGAATTGTTGCTACTGCTGGAGAAACTACTGCGAAACTCGCTCCACCTTTCAGTGTTTTTTGGTGTATCTTATTTGATACTTGTTGAAACACAGTTCCTAATGTAGAAAACCATCCACCTTGAGTATTATAAAAACCACCTGTGGTTGCTGTAGTTTGAGTAAAGCCATCTACTCCATTCCATTGTTCGTTATTAACTGCTGACCAATAACCTGTTGTTGCCGCATCATTCTTTAACATATCTAGTAATTCTAAATCAACTTCAAGAGCGATATAATTACTTAACATACTTGTTAATTCAGCTTCACCATCAATGTTGTGGTATGCATTTAAATCTTGACTAAATTCCGGTGTCCATTGTGCTTTTAACTTTCTAGTTTTTGCAACAATTGCTTCAGATTTTAGTTTAACATCAATAGATGGGATTGATAAATCATCTCCTGTTCTATCTTCAAAATCTCCTCTATTTTCCATAGAAGTCGCTTTAGGATATAAAGCAACCCATGATCCTGTGTTTGCATCTACAATATCAGTAGCTTTTATAACTATATTAATATTACCACCAGACAATTTTGTAAATTGTTGCATTACTGGGTACTGTACAGATGCTGAACTTACTGTAATTGCTCTAATTACATCAGTATCTAAACTGGTCATTGAGCTAGTTGGTACACTAATCACGCTAAAACTAGCTGTGTCGAATGTAGTATCATGATTAATATCACTCCACGTAGCTGAAGATGTTGCTGAAGGTGAAGCACTTCCACTTGATAAATTTAGAGAATATCCAAATTTACCCTCTCCATACAATCCACCATCTACATCTAACCCTTGAACATTTGGGTGATTAGTAGCTTGGTTACCATATAATGAATCACCAGCTGTATTACCAGATTTAGTTGATCCATACTTAAAATCTAGGTAAAATACTAGACCTGCAGGTAATGACATTGGTTGTACTGAAAGGAAATCCTTTGCAACTATCTCACCAAATACTCTTCGTACTAATGGTAATGCTACTCCTGCCCAATTCTCTCCGTTTCCACCATTCATGCTACTTGTACCACCTGTTACGTTGGCTTCGTTAAGTAGTCTTTTTGTTTGGTTTTCTAATATAACGGCCATGTTATTTCTATCATGATCATTAGAAAAACCTTCTAGTAATCCACTAGATATCCATTTGTTCACAAGTGCATTAGATTCCTTTTTACTGGCTACTAATTCTTGGTTTGAACTTTCTAAAAGTGTTTTTAAATTCATTTTTATATTTATTGTTTAATTTATTTTTTTATTTTGATGTATCTAATCCTGCCAATTTCTGCCATCTGGCAACTGTTTCGTTAACTTTAACGATTGGTTTTCTCATACTTCCACCTAATACGCTTGAAGCACTGCCTTTAACTTCTCTAATCTGTCTTTTTCCTGCTGTGCTTCTATACTTTGTTTTTCTATTTCTAGAATTTGCTGTTTCTTTTCTTTTTGGTCTAGTTTGAATAGTTTCAAAGATTAATTTTGCTTCCTTTACTGAATCAGCTTTATCAAATGCTTTCATCACACCAATCTTTTCTTGCTCATTTAATTGTTGACCTGCAAACACCTTATTCATGTATAGTAATTTAGAATTTAATAAATTAGTTTCTTTTAACTCTTCACGTAATTTATTAATTTGTTTCAATGATTCGTAAACCATATCATCTTCGTCTTCTTCAATTCCATACTCATCTTCACTAATGTCAATATCGTCTTCTTCACCTTCCATATCATCACCAAATCCAATATCATCCCTACCTGAATCTAATCCATCTTCGGCTCCAATAGGTCCAATATCACTTCCACCTAATCCATCTTCCTCACCGGTCCCCATTACACCTTGTATAATTGATGTAATTAACTCTGATAATTCAGATGCACTCATATCTTTAACGTCTTGCTCTTCACCACCTAAATCACCATCACCGTCAGACATATCATCTTCAACACCTAGATCATCATCGTCATCATCACCGAATCCTTCATCATCATCCTCGTCATCATCGTCATCATCTTCTGATTTCGGCTTGGCCTTTGGTTTTGGTTTTGGTTTATCGTCAGTTTTAGGTTTTGCTTTTGGCTTTGGTTTATCTTCATCATCACCAGCGGCTTCGTCTAAATCTTCATTTTCATTAAGATCATCTTCTTCTAATTCTCTAAGAATTTCATCAATGTCTAAATCTTCATCGGAATCATACATACCTTCATCAAGATCATCATCTGCCATCTCATTCAGTTTTTCTGAAAGGATTTTTTTGATTTTTGGTGATAGGCTTTCTTCTATTACCATTTTAGCATTTTCTAATGCTGTTTGTTTGATTCTTTGAGCGTCAGCAATTGCTTCTTTTAAAAGATCATTAGTTTTGTTTTTCTTTTTTATCATGTTTTTTTGTTATTGTTCTTTACGTAGAGTTTGGAGACTTATTATTATATATACTCAGATGCATATAAAAGTCCAATGTAAAAATTGAAAAATAATTATTTTAAATGTTATATTAGAGATAACATATCGTAAATCGGCGATACATATGAACCAAAACAATCAAAACGAAGAATAATATCCTGATGTTTATATTTAATTAGTAGGTAAATCGCAAGGACAATATCCTATGCGATTACACAATATTTCGGTTATTAAATTATCAATATTAGTATATAATGATTCTACAGGAGGTGTTGATAAATTTAATGATTCATTTATGGAATCCATGTAAGCTCCCGGAGTGGAAGGTGTTGAGACAAAATCAATACATAATAGTTCAAAATCTTCTTGTACTTCAACGGTTTCACCTATTTGTTTAACAGAACCCATACCTCGAGATGATACTCCTACTTTTACCCCACATTTAATTAATTCTTTTAATATATTACCTGAAGGTGTAGTTAATACTTCTATTTCCCCCATAACAGTATCACCATCCCACCATATATTACGTATGATATGTGATACATTCTTTAAGTTAATAACAGGTGAATCGGGGTGATCCAACTCACCTGTTGATCTACTTTCTTTAATGGGACCTTCGTTATATTTTTTGAATTCTCTATTTAATATTTCTCTAGAGTATACCCGACCATTACCGTTTTTAGTCTCCGCTTTTTGTATTGGACCTTTAACAGTTAATGTACCACCATTTTTAATATTTTCATTAATAACGCTTGGTTCTACTTCAAATAATATAGTATCTACTAATAGTTGTTTCATTGTTCTATTTTATTAATATCCTTTTATCTTAAATCCTTTGCTACCACTCCCATATTTGGTATTAGGATTAATTTTTTTAGCTATTAGTGATAGAATTCTTGCATCTTTTCTATCCACGGGTTTATCCATTCCCCAATTATCATCCTCTACTGAATAATTGATATACATATCGCTATGATTTGCTGTAATTTCTACTCCAACTTCTTTAATTTCCTCTATGTATGATATGTTTGTTATTTCACCACCTAGTAAAGATTTTCCCATAAATTGATGAAAGAAGTTTTGAGAACCTTTCCCTACTCTTTTTGTTTCTCCCCTGGCTGTTGATTTTCGAGCATAGCTCTTAAATGAATCTGATGATAATTCAAGAAGTATAGCTTTTCTAACTAATTTACGTAGTTTAGTTTCAACTATTTTTTCCTTAGATTTTTCCATTTGATTATCTGAAATATATTTCTTTTTTATCTCTCTATATTTAAATTGATCTTCTTTAGCCTTGGTACGTTTTTTTATTCCACCCTTTTTATGTGTGTAATAATTTGCATCTTTTTCTAAGTTTTTTACTACTTTTTCTTTAAGCTTATCAAACATATCCTGTTCATCAGCCCCACCTTCGTCTTCAATTCCCAATTCTAATTCGTGTGGGTGGTATTGATATTGAGGTTCAATTGTAACTTGTTTCTTAGCTTTCACTTCCAGTAATATACCTTTATTAGTCAATATCTTTACAGCATCTGTAAAGTTGTTGGTTGAGCTAATCAAATGAGGTAATGTCATTCTAGCATTTCTCATAAATTGAGCTTTGCTCATTTTATTTTCATTAAGATCTATGTATTGTTGTTTTATACTTTTCATTTTTTATTTAATTAAATTCTTCTACTGGTAATCCCAATTCATTTACTAAAATACTATTTATATCTCCTTCATTAAGGCCATTAATTATTTTATCTATATTAAAATCAATTAAATCTAAAAAATCATCGAATCCATTTCCATCTTTTATATATTCTTTCCATAAACTTGGATCACTAATGTGAGTTTGATTGATGAATTCGGTTCCAGTAGATTTATTTCGATCTATAAAACTTCCTATAAAATATTTAGTGTTTTGTGGTGTTATTAATTTATATCCCGCAGGAACAATTAATTCATCTATAATAATTTGTATTATATCACTACCTTCAATATTTGTTAGATACTCATAAATATCTTTATTACTTTCTATATCGAAATAAATCTCATTATCGTTATTTTTTAAATGTTCTTTAATATGGAACACTATCAAATCATAAAATTCATTAATAATAACATACCCCATTTCATCAGGTGGTATTTCTGTGAAATCATTTTTAGAATTAGATAAGTAATTTTCCATATCATGTATTAGAAATTCCATACCTAGTTTTACATCATCCATAGACACATAAGCATGATTTTTGGGTTCTCTTAATCTGATTTCTTTTAATATATTTGATAGTTTTATCATTTCATTAAATTTCTTAAATTAGTTCTTGTGTTTGTGATATCGACTAATAATTTAGCAATTTTTTCTTTAGTTCTACTATTACCACTCCCAGATTCATTCATTAATTTTGAAGTGTGTCCTATCACTGAATTAATTTCTTTTAATCTTTTACTAATTTCACTAATAGATCTATTAACTTTACTTAATGGACTTACTCTTGATATTCGTTTGTTAAATTTGCGAGTAGATATTTCATTTAATGTACCACCGTCATTATTTATTCTATATTTAATATCATCTAAAACACTTGGGTCTTTAAATACTCTTTCCAATCTTCGACTTAATTCCATTTCATCCTTTGCACCTCGTATGTAACTTACGGCTTTATTATAATTGTCGTCATTATCGTTAACGTCAAAATATGATTGTTTTAAATCTGTTAAATCAGCTATTGCTTCTTCTTTGTAACTAGCTAACACTCCAGGTTCTCTTAATTTAACTTCACTTAATTGATCGTATTTTAATGCTCTTAAAATCATTTCTTTACTTGTGGTGGCATCATCTGCTTTTACATCACTACTATCTTGCCATTGGTACTTACTAGTTGAGGCCCCGCTATGGTGTGTGTGGATTTTTGGTGGATTGTCTGGTTTTAATCTTAATGATTTACCGGATTTAAAATATTCACTATACAAATATGCCTGCCCTGCTAGATTAGATGAAGTTTGATTTTGAACAAACATTACAGGTTTATTTTTGTAAGTAGATAATAAATAAGTTGTACGTATATTTACATAGAAATTTTTTTTCACTTCCCCATCATCATTCGTATATTCATGTGATCTTACCAACCAACCTAAAAATGCTTTTTCAATAGTAATACCTAATTTGTCAAATACGTTTCTAGCTCTGTTTAATGTCATTTTAGTTACAGTACCAAAAGGTACCTGTAATCCAACTTTGTCTTTAGAAACATTATACTTTCCTATTGTTAAATTAAGTTTAGGTAAAGTTGATATTCTATGCGGATCACGAATTATATGTGAAGCACCTGGTTCTCTTAATTTAATTTCATCCACTTTTTTACCTAGAGGGGGAGCATAAGCTTCCCCACCCGAAGTGGCATTCATTTCTTTCAATTTCCCATTTATCAATTCACTAAGTTGAGACCTTTTCATTCGCTTATTAATTTGATTTCTTTAATTAACTCATAATATTGTAGTATATTTATAAAATCGTCATCTTTGACATAGTCACCTTTCCCTAAAGGAATCAATATTCTGTTTATCTCTTCCAATTTAATCTTAATAACATTATTATTTACTACACATGATTTTAATTTTCTTTTAATATTCTTAATGTGGTTATTTATACATTCTTTCAATAATAGAGGATTATTCATATTATTAATGTATTGACTTAATATACCTTTTTGCCCTTCTGACAGACTAGTGTATTTTGTATTAAATTTATCAACTAAAGATTGGTATATCAATAAACGTGTACCTTTTTCAGTATTTTTAAATTCATTTAATGTATCGTCTTTTATATCCTCATTACTATTAATATTTGTTATATATTCTAGTAATGTTATTTTATTATTAATGACGAATTGTGGGGATATAAAATCTACTGTAGAGTTAAATTCTAACAAATTATATATAGAGGCATGCACTTTATAATTTGGGATTTTATGTCTAAAAAAATCTTTGATATCATAATTAGATTTTATTTCATTAATTAAACGGTATTTTTCTTGTTTTAATTTTTTCTTGTTTATTTTTGTATGAGTTTCATTAATAGCTTCTAACACATTATTTGCTTTACCTACATTATCATACTGGGATGTTAATATAGTTTTATACAGCTTATATTCTTTAGATATTTCAGTATTACTATAAAACTCTTTTATAATAGATATTACTTTTGAATCTTTATCGTGGAATACATCTGATGTTAATTGGTTAATTAACAATTCATATAATATACCTGTATTTTTTAGTTTATTGTGCTTTATATTCATTCTTTAATTATCATGGATTCATTCAGTAACGCAGACTCATAATTTTCATCAATATCTCCATCATCATAAATATCTTCTTCTTCAAAATCTTCCGATTCATCAGTATCATTGTTATATATATCTACATCTCTATGATAAATATGTTTTCCTTCACTTATAGATAATGGGGTTTTACCTTTGTAAGATGTTTTTATGGAATGGGGGATTTTATCTCCTAAAGCATCGCTTCCCATTACATCTTTACCTAAGTTAGAGTTTTGGGTATCATATGAAGAAGCTCTTTCTTTAGGCCTACCTGCAGTTTCTTTTTCGTCATATCCTGAAGGAACATCACCTTTAGCCATTCTCCCTCTACCATAAAGCGCGGCTAAGTCATGGGGTGTACCGTATGATGTACCACTTGCCGCTGGATCGTTACCTTCATTTTCTAATTGGTTTAATCTGAAAGAACGTTTTTTATCCTCGACAACTAATTGTCTTAAACTATTTAATTTATCTTCACTTAAGTTAAATACATTATCATATACCCAATCAGATGGGAATAAATTAGAATCAACCATGTCAATGGCTAATGCGGTCTTTTCTTTTAATAATGCTACTTTTTCTTGTTCATATATGATGGAAGGAGAATGTAGTGTTAGTTCAAAATCAACTAATTGCTCATCATCAAATCCTTGTGTGTATAAATGAACTAATGCTATTTTATGTAATTCACTTGTTACAATTCTTTGTATTCTCTCAATTGTTCTAGCGAATCTAATATCTTCGGCGGCTAAAGTTGCTTTTCCTTCTAGATCTTTTTCATAACCAAAAAATGCTTTTGGGATTTTTAATGATGACAACATTTTATCTCTTAGATACTCAACATCTTCGATGGCATTATATTCTAATCCTTTTAAAGTATCAATTTGTGTACCACCATCATTATTTCCCCTTCTAGGTATATAAAAATCCTCATTAACACTTTGCATGTTATATTTGAGGTTATAATCTCCAGTTTCTGGATCAATATATGGAGTTTTTTTAATATTATTTTTTATTTTCTCCATGTAAGCATCTACTTCGTTTGGAGGTATAGAACCTACATCTACGTAATAAATCCTTTTTTCTGGAGCTCTCATTACTCTATGAACTAGCATAGCATCTTCCATTAATGAAAGTTGCTTAAATACTTTACGTGCGGGTTCCATGTATGAACGGCCATAAGGAAGGTAGTTATAATCAGATAATAATCTGAAATGGGCCATTTCATAATTTTCTATATCTCTATTTATACCTCCGGCATAACCTAAAGCATATCTAGAGCCATCTTCACCAACTTTAAATGATACATATGATGGTCGTTCTGGATCTTGCCCTTCTTGTCTTATGACATCATAACTTGATACTGGTAATACATTTATTATACCAAACTTCTCTGCTATCTCCATGTAAAGATAAGCATCACCATACTTACACATAGTTCTAATCCAAGACCATAAATTAAATTCGATATTTAAAACATCATAAAATAAATTATATAATACTTGCTGTATATTTTCATTAGGTGAATTTATTGCTAAAATTTCACCTTGCTCATTTTTTAATGTACATTCATCCGCTATTATATCTAATGCAGAAGCTAAAATAGGGTCTTGATCCATCCCTTCATAATCAGTATATAATTGATTTCTTAAGGTTTGGTAATTCATTGTTGGGGTATAGGCATTCCTATTACTACCCATATGAATTCTGTTATATCTGTCTACTAATGAATTTGTCTTGACATTTCCATAAGACTGAATACGTTCAGTATCAACAACCTTTAACTTATTACCCCCTACATTACGAATTATAACATCAGTTGAAAACAAACGTTTCAACTGCCCAAAAATACTAGTGTCAACAGCCATTTAATATATTTTTTATTGATAAATATCAAAAAATATCAGAGTAGCCAACTAATATCTTCTACTTTACCTCCTACCATCATTTTATAAGGATTTGGTGTGTATAGATTAGGTCGTCTACTGTCATTAGGGATGTTAGGTACAGACTGTGGGTTATTATCATTAATATTAGTTATGTTAGCTATTGAAATTTTAGTTAATTCAAGATTATTTTTTTTGAATCTTAAAGCAGTATCTCGTAAATAAGCAACTATACCTAATGGTATTATTAAATCATCATTGTACCCTGATTGGGCTTGGGCTTTGTGATTTTTCCAAATAAATGTTTTAGTTTCATCTACAGTTCTTCTTGAATTAATAATGAATACTTTATTATCCATAAATTCTCTGAACTTTTCTATTATTAAAGGTCTTGTCTTAACTGAAGTATTGAATCCTGGAGTTAGTTGGTCTTGATTTTGCATCTTATTAATCCATTGATCCGCAGTTATTTGATCGTTTTTGGGAGAATAATATACATTTTTATAACCTCTATCAATTGCTGTAGTAACAGTTTGATAACCCATATTATTGTTTTCTACTATCAGAAGGGCATCATTATATTCAGAAGCTATGGCAACAATCAAGTTTCCTAAATCTTTAGGGGAAATCATGTCTTTAAGTTCAGCAACTTGTTCCATGTTTTCTATATCTATTACTTGGACTGTAGAATAATCATTGCTGTCTCCTCTAGAAGTATCAACTATTACGGCATAATCTTTATCATTTCTTGCTCTGCGAAATATCCAATAATTACTATTTATTCCCCTTCGTTCAACGGGTTCCATAATATTATCTTCATAATATTTTATTGTATCTTTATTTAGTAATGTATCACCAGATGAGGAAAAGTCACAATCACAATTATGCACAACCCCATATTCTGTTGTATATGTGTGGGTGTTTTCTACTTCTAAATTAAATACTGTAATGTTATGTTGGGTGGGGTTTATTTTTAAACTAACATTGGGGTTAACATCAAATATGAATTTGTTAGAAGATTTTTGATTAAATACTATATTTTTAGTTCTATCGCTAAATATTTTTGATTGGGAATTTGTTTTAGTTTTTAACCATGTTAAAGTATAATTAGGTTTGTAAATAGAAGAATCTCTGGGATTTATTGATTTACCTTCTTTTATAGTAACATTATGTATACCTAATAAATTACTTATATAAAGTATATCATATATCAATTTCCTTGAGGTCAATAAAAGGCTTATATTATATTCATCTTTCAACATCCCATCCCCAACTAACACACCATCCATAATACCTCTTAAAGTTTCTAAATTGGCATTATCATAGAAGAATTCACTTAGGGATTTTTGGTGACATAAACTACCCCCCTGTATGCATAATTTTATGAAATTATGGAATATTTGATCCTTTATATACAATTTACTACTACCAGACCATATTTTGGAAGTGTAATATGAGAATTTATTTATATTAAATTTACTATTTAATATATTTTCTATTTGTATGGGAAAGCCATCTCTTTCTGTTTTACCATTAAATGAAAACTCCACCTTATTATTAGCTAAAGAACCCTCTGACAGGAAACATCCAACTAAAAATCCTAAATCATAATCAAATTTTATGTTTCTATTAAGGATATTGGTTTTTGTTAACCATATACTTTCATCATTATATTTTAGTGGAAAATATTTTGGATTATTAGATATTATATGATTTTTTAGATCTATTGTACTATAAGAATTATTATATTTTACATCGACAGGAAATAATATTACCTTATTATTAGTAGATATTATTGATTCTACATCTTCCCATTCGTTATGTGTATTTAGGAAAGGGTGGTTTAATGTAGTATACTTGCTTATATTATTTAAACCTCCTTTTATTTCTACAGCTTTATTAGTAATATGACTCATGGTTTTTATAACATTATTATATGTACCATCATGACTCAATACTTTATTTCCTATCTCAATATCTTTTATAAATTTAGGTCCATTTATAGTATATATTATAGTATCCCCACTAAAACACTCTTGAGCGGCCAATCTGGTACCTAAATCGTCTTCCTGTATTTTTCTCCAACCTTCGCTTCTTTCGGGATGAACGGTCCATGGTAGTCTTAATGGGTTAAATGAATTTTCTCCGTTAGTAGCTTTAGTATATTGTTTGTGAAACCAATTACCACTACCGTTAGGAGTTGATAATACAACACAACCACCACCGGTACTTAGAGTTTGTTGAGCCGCACCGTATATAGTTTCTATATTTTCGATAAATGCGGCTTCGTCAATAATTAAAAATGATACGGCTTCTGATCTACCTGCATCTGCGGCGGCTGAAACTGCTTTAATTAATGACCCGTTAGTTAATTTTAGAGATAATTTGTTATTCTCTAGAGGTTTTTTCTTACCTTTTAACCATGATGGTAAATTATCATACATGAATGTTACTTTCGTAACCATGTTTTTAGCTGTATCTTGCTTAGTAGCAACACATAAAATGTTTTTGTCTGTATTGAATAACATCAACCATAAAGAATAACCAGCTACTAAAGTTGATATCCCGAGTTGTCTTGATTTAAGAATAATATTATTATTCTTTACAATAAATTGGTTTAATACACTTTCTTGGAATGGATATAGATTAAATAATATCCTACTTTTAGTAGGATGTTGAATCATACAAAATTTTCTCATGAAGTGAACTGGGTCACTCGCACATTTTGCGTATTCTAATCTTATTACTTGTTTATAATCGAAAGGAGTACTCATAAGCCATATATTTGTATATAAATATATTAGACCTATGAGTAATGTAGGGGGGGATTAACCTAAAGATACTACTTTTTTATCTTTAATTAATTGATTGAGAGTAGTTTTGTATTTGGATGTAAGTTGTGGGGATTTCATACCATCAGTAAGACCATTCCTTTCACCAAATATTTTTAATGGATTATCTAATGGTAATGTAATATATTCTTTATCCCATTGATATAATATAGCGACGGCAACATCTATATTTAATAAATCATTCATTTTACCTTGGATGACTGGAAAGTGGTTTTGTGAAGAGGCATCCTTACCATTTTTATGTTTGAAATATTTACCTCTAAGTATTTTGTATTCTATCACAGCATCTGTGATCGGATTAGCATTTTTCTTACGGTTTTGAGCTATTTTTTCAAATTCTTCGGGATTACTTATTTTTAGTATTTTTGATTTTTCGAAATCATCTAATTCTTTAGCATCTTTAGTTCTTGAAAATGGAGTCCAATCTATCGCGTTCAAATTACCTTTAGTATAATTGATACCAGTTACCGGATCTTTTACATCTAAGTATCTAGCATTAAATTTATCTGATGTTAACCCCCCCCATAAATAATATTTAATATTTTGGTGATTCTTAACCTTAGCTAATATGTCTACCTGACCTTTATATATTTCTCTAATCTGAGTAAATAAATCCATTACAGTTTGATTAGGCTTTATTTTTAGTAATTCAGTTAATTTAGTAACTATAGTTATTATTGAATCCTTTTTAGTTCTTACTATATATTTTTTTAGTTTTTCTTCATGGTTGGGTTTTAGTGAATAATGTATGGATGGTTTACCAGCCATTTCTTTTATTACTGTACCGTCTACTTTTTTTATACTTTTTACAGCATCATCTTTTTTTATAATTTCTAATTCATCATCATCTTCGTATGATACTATATGGTTATTGACTATAGCAGTTTGTTCTTTAAGAACTTTTACTACTTCTTCTTTTATTATTTGTTGTACATTCATGTGTATAAATATTGGGTTATTTTATGTAAGATAGTATTTGTGATATTCGTTCTTCTGTTGTGCCGCTTATGGTCAAAATATTTTTGGGTTTATTTAACGCCAATAAACCACATATTAAGTAATCTACCTCCTTTCTAAAATTAATATCGGTTTCTCTTACCCCATTATATTCTAAATCGATACCATCAGGATTTATATAAAATACATAGTCATATTTATCTCTAAGTAAGGATATATTATTTGTTAATATTGATTTATCGGTACTGTTGATGTTGTTAGAAGATGAAGTAAAAGCACACACATCCCAAATAGTTCTATCTGTAATAATATTATCATGGATTAATTCAGTAGCTCTTTCTGCTGTAAAAATTAACTGGCCTAATACAGTTGAATTTGTGTTAAGAGGAATACCTAAGTCTCTTAAGTATTCTGAACGTTCAGTAGCTATGTGATAATCTTTAAATTGTGGGAGTTTTGATAATGCTTTTACTAATGTTGTTTTACCAACACTCATAGTTCCTGTTATTCCTATTCTCATATATTGTTTGTTATTTTGTTATTTTGTTATTTTCAAACCATTTTTCATAAAATTGAATTGGGGGGAATGGTAAAAGTGACAACATTTCTAATAATATATTATATTCTTTTTTCATCTGTTGACTGTTTTTACTTAATACTATACTTACATATTGTTTACTTATAGGTATTGTATTTTCGTCATCCACATGATATATACCTCTATTAAATATTTTATTTTGGGCACTTATCATCACATTTTCCTTCGAATTCTCAAATAATTCTTGACCATGTGTGAATTTTTTCTTTACTTTTTTTCTCTTTAATGGTAATTTTACATATTTGGCTGATTCTTTTTTTCTTCTCTTTTGGTTTATATAATCAACATCCCAAAATTTACTCATATTATACCTAGATTCTTAGCTCTAGTATATCCAACTTCTTTCCCATTTTGGGGATTAATGTATTTTCTTTGTGTCTTAGGTAAATAATCATCTTCTATAACAACGGGTCCTTCTACTTTATGGAAGTGTTCAGTAGATATAGGTCCATTTCTAGATATGTTTAGGTTATACTTCCAAACAGATCGAACTTCGAAATCTTCATATACTCTTTCGAATATGTCAGGTTTAATTTCATTATCTATGATCTTCGGTCTACCTCTTTTTTCTACTTTCTTATGGACTTTCATAACATTAATATAATAAGAAACTTTTTATTTTTCTACTAACTTTAAATTTTTAGGTTCTAAAATCCTTACCTCACCTGGTTTATAACCAGAAGATAATTGGGTATTATTAAATGTTGATGTATTACCATTTATATTATCTTGTACTGTTTTTTTATTTTTATCTACTAATATCCAATCATCATGATAATAACTTTTAGATGGTTTTGGCAATAAGAAATTGTAGCTACCTTTACCATCTTTAATTAGTAAGGGAACCATGTAATTAAATTCATTATATTTTTTGATATCTCTAGCTGTAAATTCAGATACAGATATTATATCATTGATAGTTTTACTATCTAACTTCATAAAGTCATCATAAAGGTACTTTTCATCAAACCACACTAGTTCTGGTGGTAATGTTAATTGTTCTAATTTTTCACGTGACATATCAAAAGATTTAGATGTATACCAATTTCTAGATAACTCAGAAACTGCTTCCTGTATTTGTCTTAGTTTTGGGTTTTTTATAAGATGGGTATAACCACTCTCAACAAATTCTAAATTCTTGGCTTTATTGTTGATGTATTCTAATAAATGTTTTTCCCCGAAATACTCCTCAATATATTTACAACTTATATAATCTTCAAATAGTTTAATATATTCTGTTTTACCACTATCATCAAGGTATTGAACGAATTTTAATGGAACTAACTTTCCATTACCTGTACCATGTCTAAATCTAATAACAGTATACCTTTCAGCTAGTTTTGGGGAATCTTGTAATAATTCCCATGTAAACATTTGTCCAGTTTTCATAGCTAATTCAGCAGCATTTGTAGATCTTCCATCTTCCTTGACTTTTATTAAAGGAAGTATTCTTAATATTGGTTCGGGGATTTCATTTTTCCCTCCTTTAGCGAGTATATATAACTTTTTATTATCTATATCTAGTGCTTTAAAATCACCTAAAGTTAATGGTTTATTTGCATACATTTTCCTGAATAATTCAATATCATCCAAAGGCTTGTGTTTAAATACATCTTTTAAACCTTTTATTTTATTCCATGTTCTTGGATCTACTACTGTATTTATTTCCTCCCAACTATCTACTCGTAAATCTCTACGATTATCAGCATTTGTTATTAAATATGTTTCCTTATTAGTTACTTGTAATACCCAAGCGTGAAACGGATTCTCAAATCTATCTTTACCTAGACTAGAATCCTGATCTCTATCAGCTACCATAAAGAATGTTGGAGCTTCATCATTTAGTCTTCTATAATCATATTGAGTGTTACCTTTAGCTGATATACACCAATTAATAGGATTATCACCTGAAACTACTGGTTTGTACTTAATGCATTTTTCAACATCACTAACACTATATATTTCTAAATTATTTTTATCATATATCAAATCACCATTCAACATAGCTAGATTTTCTCCATCTTCAGCAGCTCCTTCTTCCTCCTCTTCAACTTCAGGAAAAACAGCATCAAGTAATGTTTCAAAATCATTCCAATCCCAATATCTAGGATCTAAATACATACCATTCCTATATAAATTATTAGGTATGTATTCCAAAAATGCTTCTTTACTAAAACCATCCCTTTCTAAACCTTTCTCAAACCCCATTTCGATTTTAGCTTTATTAGCAAGAAATCGACTTATATAAGATATAGCGGCGCCATGTTCAGTATGAAATTTTTGCTTAAATCTTTTTGCTGCTGCTTTTATTATTTTCTTCTTACTTTCAGGTATAGATCTTATAAGAGTAGCTACTTCAGAAGCTGTATATTTGAATATATCAGTAAATGGTTGCCTGTTTGTATCCAAGAAACCAGGTTTATCAGGAAAACTATATGTTTCTAAATGGTCTTTAAGACCACTTTTGATTCTTTCAAAATTTTGTATTAAACTTAAGGCAGATTCTGTATTAAGATTGGGGGTATCTTCTTTCCATTGTTTTAATATAGCATTTACAGTTTTGTCTGTGTATTCTAGTAAAAGATATTTTTTCATTTATAAATTGTCAATATTATCATTTCGTAAATCTAAGAAAATTTCTTTAAAAGTCCTAGCGATCCATTCCTTTTGTTTACTATCTAATATCTCATTAATTAAATTATCCACAAACTCAAAAAACACATCATTATCTAACCCATATATCTCTTGAAGGAAATATTCTCTCATTCTTGGATCATCATAATCACTATTTATATATAATGTGTTTATAGCATCGTATATGTACTTTCCGTACCTTAAATCTTCAGGCTCATTTTCTAACTTATCTACTTTATCAACAACTTGTTGATTTTGTTCTTTGTCACCTTTAAAACCATGTAATGATATTAATTCGTATAATCCCTTAATCATTTCATGTAATAATATAGGAAAACAAACTCCTCTTGCTGTTATAGTAACACCCCCAGATGATGAGTCATCTTCATTCAAATCATCTAAATTATTAATTTTATTATATTCAGCTTCTAACTCTACATATAATACCTCTAATTCCCTTATAAAGTTATCTTCCTCAAATATCCCATCTCCATACCCATCGGCGTCCCACGATAGTCCATATTCAGAATATGAAGGAACGTGTTGGGCAACTATAGTCATAAAATCATCTTCGAGCTGGTATAATTTCCTTATATTTTTACTAAAAATAGCATTAAATTTACCATAATGGTATTTTAACTTTTCGATTATATTACCAGGTTCACGTAATTTTATTTCATTTATAGTAACTTTACTATACCCCCCTCCTGTTTCTTGACCTGTTGATATAGCTGCTAAAAACATTGCAATAGCATTATCATCATCATAAATACCAAATACATCATCCATTAATGCTTTATATTTATCTACTAATGTTGGGTCTATTTTATCTAAATGTTCCTTAAACATATAGAATGCAAACGTGTTCCTTAATGCCGCTCCTTGTGTTATGCCGTTTATTACTCTTCTTGTTGTTTCATCATTAGATTCATTTAATGATTTTGAAATTGAAAAACTACTAGGGATTGAGTTTTTGGGAGCTTGTTTTTTAGCTATTTTGATAGCGTCTTTTTCATCTGTCGCTTTTACTGTGATAGTATCAGTTTCTTTTTCTCCTCTATATCTATACCAATATTCTACCGTAAAATCTACACGTTTATTTAATTTTATTTCGTTTATAGAAACATCGTCGGTAATTTGAACATCTAGTGTTATATCATTATCCTCAATGATAGGATATATTCCCCTTAAAATATTTTGGGCTAATATTTCTAGTTCTTCTAAGTGGGGCCTCTCAATTTGTATTATTTGTTGTAACACCCCGTGAGCACCATGCATTGACTGCATTAACGTTTTACCTTTGAGTACTTTTTTTAAATTATCGGCTGATTGTCTATTTAATTTGGCTAGTGTTTGATCTGAAAATATATCTTTATATTTCATTAGTTTATTTTTGTTTTAATATTTTCATAATTTAATCATTTTTTAGATGTAAGAGCTCAAACCTCTGCCTCCTGCCGGGTCAAAATCATCCATAAATGGGTCTTCTTCATAATCACCATATTCATCATCGTCATACTCCCCCGTCAATCCTAATATAGTATCTAATATTCCTTGCCTGTCTATTAAATTACCATCGAAATCTAAGTCATAATCCAGATCATTATCATTAGCCCACTCTATAATATCAGTATCACTTAGATGTGAGTAGTTATCTTCGAATTCTTCATTTTCCATTATATCATCATCACCGACACCCCAGTATTTACGTTCATCTGCTTCTTCATCTCGGTATTCCTCATCATCAAATTGACCCCTTTCATCCCGTGGCATACCTGCTAATTCTTGCATTCTGCTTTTATCTTTCATGTCAGAATATCTGCTAGAAATTTTGTCTTCAAAATTTTCTGCTTTAGGTTTAGTGCGTGGAGCTTCTGTAGGAGGGGTTAGTGTACGTCTTCTGGTTGGACGTTCTAGTGGTTTTGTATCAGGATGTACCTCGGGGGATGGAGATTCACGTTCTTTTTCTCGTTGTGGGTTATACTCTTGGAGAACAGTTTTGATTATTTTTGTTAATTTCATGTTTTTTATTTGTATTGAGTTATTCTTTTAGTCAACACTTCCACTACATACAATAAAGACGTAGCTTCTAGTGTAGGTGAATCTATATCATTATCATTATGGAGCATATCAGAATCAAATAATATTGAATTTATGAAACCTTCAGTTTCATTTTCTAAATATATTTTTGATTTATGGGATAAATTATCAATTGGACTATTAGAACTTATACCCCCAAACTCCACTAATCTATTACTTCCAAAGTTTTTTTTTAGATTCGATCCCAGCTAACTCTTGAAGTCTGTTAATGCTATAATCATTTTCTTCAACACTTTCACCTCCATTAACTAATGAATGTAATTTATCAACCATTTTTATTTCATCATCACTGAAATCACTTATCCCCTCAGATGATTTAGATAAAATGGATTTAATAATTGATAGTTGAGATGTCACTTCACCAGGTTTTCTTCCTCTTTGAGATAGTGTACGCTCACCTTTCTGAAGTGCTATGAATTTATTCAATTGATTATCATATAGTTGATCACCATCAAGTGCAGATTGTACTCCACTGTCTTTTCTAATGATTTTTTTAAGTACTAATCCATTTTCTTCTGGATTTTCTTCTATTACTCTTTCTATAGCTCCTTTTAACTCACCACTAATCTGAGCCATTTCATTTAAATTATAATTCATTATTTTATATTTATGTATTGTTTTTATTATAAATATATAATAATTTATTTAATATTAATTTTCATTTAATATTAATTTTCATTCCAGGTAAATCTTCATTTAATGATTGATTATTCGTATGAGCCCATAATATATGTTGTCTTATGTTTACTGTGGGGGGTGGAGCTACTCCATCAGTAAAATATATTAGATTGGTATATTGGTTTGAATTTTTATTACAATAATTCATAACATCATCAAAATTGGTGCCACCTCTACCTTTAAACTCAGGCATTTTATCTTTTCTAAATTTATACTCATTATGTATAACTACATCAGCCTCTAATATTGTTATTTTAACACCCAGCTTATCAATATGAATTAATTCATTAAAGAAATCTTTAAAATCATTATTAGATATAGAACCTGAGGTATCAATTGCTACTAATACTTTTTTCTCTTTCATCACTCTCAATCCAGGTGAATCTTTAAATCTATTACTACTCTTATATCTTGTTTTTTTAGTGTAAGTAATATGAGACGAAGAACCAAATAACCTTAGTATACTTTTCCAATCCACTACTGTAGGTGTGTATTCTTCCTTCACTAACTCTGTAAGTTCTAGTGGTGTAGTGGCTATTCCTTTACTACACTCTATTAATTTACCTTTAATTTGCCTTTTTATAAGTTCTTTATTTGTTAATTCTTTGGTATTTACCCACAATGAATGACCAGGTCTTAAACCATTAATGAATCGTTTGAAATTACTATCTTTATCACATTGTTCAGATAATTTATCATAGTAATACCTTGCTCCGGCTTTTAATTTCAGATTCATAGCTTTAAACAAACCCTCATCTATTTCTATACCCTCCCATTTATCACCTTTATAGTCATCAGATATATATTGGTTTACTTCCAAATCACAAGCTACATTATATAATGTTTTATCATTATACTGATCCATATTCAATAAATGAAAAAATACAATATGTAACAATTCATGTTTTAGTAGTCCTAATTTAGATTTATTATCTAAACTTTCCCAATAATCATTATTTATTATTAATTCAGTATTCAATCCATTTATGGCAACACAAGCGGTGTCAATGATTGGTGAGGTTTTCTTTATTAATGATATTAGAAATAATCCATACAGTGGTTCTTTAATTAGTAATAATCTTACATGCTTATGTATGTCTTTATTCATAACTTATGTTTTAATTGAATATTATTTAAATTGATTTTTAAACCTTTACGTCTTAATTCATCCTCTACGAGTTTATTTAGTATTAAATTATAATTATCTAATAAATCATCACCAACTAATGGGAATATATTTTCCATAAATATACACCAACTATCTTTGTAATTTATTCCTTGGGTGTCGAGATAATTTGTTATTGATTTTATATTTGAATTCAAAGGTTTAACTGTTTTACTACTATCTTTTAAACGAAATAAATTATTATAGTATAAATTCAGTATAGTAGATATATAAAATGTATCTTTAGCAACATTATAGTTATTCATTAAATTAATGGCTAATGATATATTATCTGCATCATTGCTTGTAATTACATTAGATATTAATTCAAAATTTTCAAAAGACATATCATCAAAATCATTATCTTCTACTATTATATTATTAAATTCATCATCAAATATAACATGTTTATCTTGTAATACAAAATCAAACATGTCCAATAAGTTGGTATTATAAAATACATGATAATTATCAGGAATTAAATCTGGGAAATGTTTAGATTCGACTACAGGTAATAATATATGATGTTGATGTTTTGAAGATACATATGGTTCATGATTCACTATTAACCCACATAACAATTCTTGATTATCTTTCGTGTCAGGTATGGCAATATAGTCTGTTGGTTTATTTTTCTCGTATATTTTTAATTCTCTTAGCATGGTCATAAAGGGTGCTTTTGAGGAGATAATATTATCAGCATGATGAATTTTAGATGTTCTGTGGTAATGATTAGCGTCAATAAAATCTTTGATAACATATCTAGGTATATCACAGTATTTACCAGTATATATTTTTTTATTACCTATAATATCTTTATTAGCTTCGTTTTTTGATATCCAATTTTCTATAGTGGAGATGATATCCACTATTTCACTTTTGCCAATAAATACTTGTTTAGAGTAATAGCTACGATATTTGGATGTACCACCAAATTGCGTAGTAGGTGAAAAGAATTTTCGAGAAGAGTATATCATGATAATATGTATTTTACTAATGAAGGATTAAGTGTCATTTTATTATATTTTTTCTTATCGTTATTAAATATAGTTTTAACTATATTAAAACTTATATCAGTAGTAAATATATCATCTTCTAATATATAAACTAATCTATCTATAACATTCATACTATCTACATCGTTATACTTGATGTAATTTATCATTCTTAAAGCAATAGTAGATGATAAATCTGCTCTATAATCATCACCTGATCCTATAATAGATTTAAGTATGCCATTAACATGTACTTTATCTAATGATAATATTTTTTCAGGTGATATTATTTTATCTAATTTATTATTAATAAATAAAGTAAACAAAGTAGAAAACTCTTCACCAACACATCCATTTCCTATTAATGATATTAAATTCAATTCATCAGAAAATACCTTAATGGATGATATAGAATCAAAAAACATAGAAACACTTCTACTATTAACTTCACCTTCCATTAATTCAGGGTGAAGTAATAGGAAATTAATACATCTACTATCTAAACCTTCACTTTCGGCCCACTCAGCCCAGCAATTAATATCAAAATTTAAGTTAAGTGAAATAAATCTTGTTTTTTGTGCTTGATCAATACTATTTACTATGTAACCTTTGTCATCAGGATTAGCAGTTAATATTATATGCCAGTTTTTAGGTAAAGACCAACTTATATATGACTGTCTGTCTATTAACTCCATTACTGCTTGAATAAATCTCATATCAGCTCTATTCCAATCATCCAGTAGTAATATTCCTCCTTCCATGGCACTAGATATCCAAGATGGTGGGGCATAAGCCATTCGTTTGTTGTTGCTAGGTACATAACCATCATTTAAGTAATGCTGTATGTAACTTTCTTCAATCCAAACATCATCTTCTCCCTTCACCATTTGGGATTCTTTGACAGGGAATCCAACTAAATCTCCTAATTCTTCAATTTGAGTTAAATTAATTTTTACTATAGGTAAATTTAATTCTTTCCCTAATTGCAGCATAGCACTGGTTTTACCAATACCTGATTCACCAACTACTTCAATAGCTTTAGGTATTTTACCACTGGATTGGAGGAATTGGTTGTTCGTTACTAGATGTTTTAAAACGATTTTTAACTCATCAATGTTTACTGATGAATTGTTGTTTGATAGCATAACTTAATATTTATATGTAAAAATACTTTTTAATTATTTTAATATACAAAGAAACTTTTACTTATAAGTCTTGGAGTTTACATAGTATACCTAAAATATGTTATTGCTATAATTCGTTTATTTTATTTCATTTTATGTTATATTTTGTGGGTTGGGGGTTTGGAAACTCGATGAAATCCTTTCCTCTAAAATCTTGATACACGAATTCCAAATTAGGATACATTTTAATTATACGATTGATTATAGATTTACTTATGGTATCATCAGGGTTATTAACCCAAACTGTTATACTTAGTAAGTATGAACTTATATCAGATATATCTCTTTCAATATACTCCTCTGCTTCTTGATCACCCCCATTCCACTGGTATGGGGTTATTTTGTATTTATCGGACATTTTATCACCATCTAATTCAAGACGGAAGGAGAAATACCAAAGATTTTTATCACGAGTTAATGACACATTTCCTATATTACCTCCAGTCTCAAAATTAGCATCATCCCCCACTTTCAATAAATTAGAAGATAATATCCCATTCAAACCTTCAAAGTTGGTAAAATGATATAACGTGCCAACTTGTTTTCCTTCATGTATGTCTATCCCAGCTAGTTCTTGTAATCGTTTTTTATTGTAATTCATTTTATTAGTATATTTTCGGCAACATATATCCCTTGAGAACCTGATACTGTAATACCTCTAGCACTTAAAGCATCACCAACAAAATGCACTTTTGGGTGGTTTATTATTGATAAATTTTCATAATCAACTAAGGGTTCGGGTGATAGGTATTTAACTTCGGGAAGGTACATACCATAGTCATTATTTATATTTGGGAATACCAATTTTAAGCAATTTATGAATTCTTCAATGTGTTCAAAATACCCACCCAAGATACTCCTAATATTATCTATATCATATGTTTGGAAACATTTAACTTTATCTCCTTCTGAAGTATTTGAAGGTCTCCTACCCGAAGGAGAATAATATAATCCAGACTGATAATATCGGCTAGTGTTTTTTGCACTGGTATCTGGTTCCTCTACATTACGTTGAAATTTCTGAACTATTTCTCTGCACCATTCAAATGGATTATCAATTCCTTTAATTTCCATTAAAATACCAAAGTTAGTCATATCGTTTCTAAATTCTTCACCTTTTTTAGCATGTCCATTATAACTTATATCACCGTATGTTTCTTCAACAGCTACATAAGCGGCATTATTATTAGTACAAAAAGACCTTAACGATACTTTATCAGTTGGTTTTTGATATAATTTAAAATCATAACTAACATCAATTAATTTTTGGAAGTATTTTTGGGGTGCTTCAAATCTAACGCCTATCTGTACTGATTTTGGTTCGGTTTTAAGTTTATATAATTCTGTTAATTTCTTACCTAGATCAATTCCGGATTTACCTACACCAAATATTAGTTTTTCATACCAAAATTCCATCTCTTCTTCACCTTTGGCACTTACTATACTTGACTTAAAATCAATATCCCAAACTTCAGCCCCCCACTCAAAATTAACTTTATTTTCGAGTAAAAATTCATACCAGTTTATGGCGATTTTATGTAGGTAATTTGAACCAATATGCCATACAGGAAATAATCGTAATCCAAAATGTGGTTTAATAAAATCAGGTTCAGCTTTAGGATCAGACATAAAGATTTCTTCTGGTTTTGGGTGGAAACGCCTAAAATTGGATATTACTTGATCCATCAATTCCATCGCTTTTTCATCCCCACAATATTTTGATAATTGACCACCTATGGATGTGTGATACGTTAATTTACCATCACTCCAACCTCCAGCACCTAACATACCTTCCATTAATTCTGATTCAGGTCTATTATATGGATCTTGTCCTTTATCTATTACTGTAATTAGGTTACCAGGGTAGCCTTCATCAATTAATTTGGTAGCAGCATTTATTCCGGCAACACCAGCACCTACAATAACTATTCTTTTATTCATATTATATCTTTTTTTAGTACGCTAGAATATACTGCAGATTCTTCACCATCCCCTAGTATAGATTTTTGATTTATTTGTATTTCATTTATTATATCTTCTAATTTTGTCATATACTAATCACTACGTGAGGTTTATTGTACCTTTTACAAAACGCTATAGTACTTTTAGTGCCAGATGATTTACCATCCCAAAAAGCAATACACTTATTACAATTTATCACTATATCTTCATTTCTCATAAATCCAGCGGCGTCACCATATTTTTCCCACTCAGCTTTAATTATCATTTTCTCAATACCGCTATCATCAGCCCACCTTTCAGCTAATCTATCAGCACCTCTGGCTCCCCCAGATACTACTAAAGATACTTGTTCTTTGAACGGGTCCAATATGTCTTTTAGTTTTTGATAATTGGTAAATTCTCTACTTCCTACTATTGCTAATCTCATCCTATAAATATAATAAAGAAATTCGAAGAATAATATAAATACGAATTTATAAGCATTAATTAATTTAGTATTATGTCAATTTTACCATTTTATTTCTCTAACTGTTTCTAATATTTTATTATTTTTATCATAAAATAACTTTTTACTAAATGATCTAAATTCGATACCATATTTCTGGTTTATATGATGGTATAAAGCCATTACTGGTTTATCATCAGTATTTATTATATCTTCTATTTTAGTATATAATTTAAAGCATTTTATGTTTAGTATGTTGTCGCTAAAAGTATAATTATCAAACATCTCAAAATCCTCTTTAATAACTATAGTTTTGGGATTGTCATTACCGAATATGGTCTCTTCCAATAAATATGAAGGAAATCCACTAACAATAACTTTAGACACCTTACTCCCGTCACTACTATCAAAAAATTTAAATTTATTTTTCTTTTCTAAGGTTTCTTTTAATATTAGATTAAGGTATTTATTATTTTGAATTCTATCTATTAAAATTTTAAATATGTTTTCTCCATTTATAGTTCTAGATTTAGAGCTTTCCCACCTAATAGCGTTTTGTTTTTTAAGAGAAATATTACACAATACATTATCTTTTATATCTAACAATTGTGCGTCAGATTTAAAGTAACTTCTTGCATTGTTTTTAGAAGCATCTACACATTTATACACATTTTCTACTATGTAGTTATTAAATCTTAAAGTAATTGGTTTATCTGTTATATGATTATTTATTAATTCTATAAAAGATAATTCATTTTCAATACCTGATGTAGCTGTCTTACCATTAGAAGTTGGTTTAATTATTATTTGTGATTCCTTAAAGTAAAACCCACCAAGTGATGAACCACTCATATTAGAATTATACTTATACCCCAAACTAATTAATTTATTACATAATATTTTTCTAGGTTGGTCAGAAAGAAGAATAATTCTTGACTTTGTGTGGGATTTAAACCTATCTATTGGTATATTTAATATGTTGGAGAGTTCTCTTCCATTACTCTGTGATACAGAGTTTAAATAATTAAAATCTTTCATTTTTATTTGATTATTATAACTTATTAAACAACATTGTATATGTTGTTATTAATTTTTACATTTTTTATTTTTGATAATGATATCATTCGATATTGTTTTATCTGCATATCAAAAACTGGTAATAAGCCTTTAGCTACAGGGTCATACGGTAGATCTCCCCCTCTTAGATGTTTTTTAACTCCTAATCTAGCATTCATTAACCTATCACTACCGTCTTTTTTAGTAAAAAGAACAGTAAATATAGCACCATTACTAGCTTTAACAAGTCTTATAGCTTCTTCTATATTAATATTTTTTGTTTCCTCATTTATTTGAGACTCAAATAATACTACTTTTAATATTTCTGTTATTGATATTTTCATTAAACTTCCATGTCTATTTCTTCACCATCATCAGGACCAATTTCATCTTCTCCTGTTTCTACAGGATCATCAATATCATCACCAGCGAATAAATCATCATCACTATCGTCAAAATCATCACCTCCCCCACTTCCATCAAATGGGTTGTCTAAACCACCACCTCCAGAGCCAGATGATTTGTCTGTATCAGATATGTCATTTTCTACCCCATCATCTTCATTTTTATTGAAGGGACCATATATTAATGAATCTTTTATCTGCTTGATACATCTTAATTCATCACTTACTGAACCTAAATCAAAATCTAATCCATTTATATTAACCATAAATTCAGCACTATTCCAAGTCAAATAAAAATCATTTCCATTCTTTAATGTGACTCTAAAAGTAGTTGGTTTTGGTGCTACCCATTCGATTTTTCCAATAAATAACTTATAATCCATAGACATAAGATCTACTAATGTATCATTAACATAAGGAAACATTCGTACGATATCTTCGGATGTTTTATCGCCCATTACCGGACTATCTCTAGCTGTTTTTTTATCTACATTAATTTTATTAGCTTTAACACTTGTAGTTATTAAATCAATTAATTGGGATCTTTTCATTCTTATTTTTTTCCTATTTTAATACCAAATCCAACACTATAATGGAAATTTGTTAAATCCAATGGATTTAATCCTACCCCTATAAAATATATGGTTTTCTTTTTGGTCTGTAACATTATATTAGGTCCAACATATAATATATTACTATTATTAAATACAGTGTTCATACCTAAGTACAAATTGTTTTTTGGTGGATATAATACAGTATTTGTAATAGTATTAGTTGTAATAGGTATTCGTATATTATTTTCTACTTTTCTACTTACTATATTATTATTAAATACATAATCTGTAATATTGATATCCCCCAAAGAATCAAAAGTTATCACATCATTAAATACCTTTAAAGTATTAAAGTCTCTGATTATTTCGATAGTATCTGTTTTACCTTTTACTAATACAGGGTATGGCCTGTCAATTGTTTTTATTACTTCTTGGTAAATTATTTTAGGTTTAGTAGTTTTAGGTTTTATTTTTTTACTATATTCAGTATTTGTATCAATTATGGTTTCAATAGTTGGTTTCTGATTTATATAATAATTTTTCTGAAATATTAAACCTCCTATTAAACCTAATATTATTAATATATAGATTAGGTGGGTTTTCATTTTTTACTGCTAGTAGTCAATTTCAATTGGGCAGTTTGAAGTTTATCATACTGTTTTTGAATTTGAGATATTCCTTTTGATAATTCTTTTTTTACCGTTTTTAAAGTTTGGCTACTTAAGAATTTATCAAATAATTTATTATCAAAAACTTTTCCTATCTTATTACCTTCGTCAATATAACTAGCCATTTTAGATAATTTAGCTTCATTTGCCGCAATTGTTCCGGCTTCATCAATCATACTTAAATGATTTGACATACCTTCTTTTACTAATTTTACTAATTGAGTTTTCTTCATTAAAGTTCTTTTTTATTCATATATAAATATCAAACAAAAAAATTTAGACAATAAAAGGGACACAAGGTCCCTTTCAAATAATCAGTACAGTATATGAGAATCTAGTTTAATATTTGGCTCTCGATTTCTTTCAAATGATTAATTATATCTTTTTTTATAGTTTCTTTGTCAACTCTACTTCCTTCCCAATCTTCTATATCACCTATTTCAGTCATTATTTGTTCTACATCATAAAAATTATCGATAAAGTTATCAAGTCCATCATTAAGATCATGTAGTACATCCTTAGCATTAGCCATCATTAACTTTTTCTGATATTCATCAAATGTTCCTTCTGCTTTTAATCTAGTTTCATATACAATAACACAATCAAAACATTTTTTATGTATTTTATACATCTTATTATCAAATTTACCCTTCATTAAATTACTACATGAGGGGCAGAATAATGGAGTTGTGATTTGTTTACGAATTATATTAAGGTTTGGTATGTTCTGCACTACACCACCTTCCATTTTCCAATGAGTATTTCCTACTACCCACCTATCACCATTTTTGTATTTTACTTCATTTTTTGATCTTGAGAAACCAACTTGAGATTTAGATTTTTCTCCATACTTACCCTTTACTAAATTCCTTATACGGGTAATATCAGATTCATTAAATTCTTTTTTTAAGTGTCCACTCTGCATATTATATATTTAGTTCTTTAAGTAATTTAATTGTATTGATTGTATTAGTATGAATGATACCTACCCCACCAGATGATACCCATTGCTTTATATTAATTTCTCTATCATCTATCAATAAACTGGTAGAATTAGCATATTTTCTCTTTCTATATGCTGGTTCTAATATCAGGTCTGTTTCTGGGGTATTTAATTTTACCCATTCTTTTTTACCTATCCTTGAAGATTCATTCATCGAAGGAGCGGAAAGGATATTTAATTCAATATCAGTGTTTTTTAGATAATCATATAACTCAGGACCATCAACAGTCCATTTTAATTCGGACCAAAAAGTAGACCCAGCTTTATCTATAGGTTTCCAGAATTTATCATCACTACGGAAGACTCCTGTTATATCTATTCCTGTTAATTTTAGATAACCAACGCTAAAAGCAACCAAAACTCCATCCATATCTAGATAGATATGTGTTATTTTTTCATTCATATTCATATATTTCGGGGTATTTTCTACCAATTTTTCTCATAATAGATCCAGCATAAGCATTTGCTGCGTTTTCGAATTCATCTCCATCAGCACCAGCATTAGACGGTAAATTATTATTTACATTTTGATAATGATGGTAAAGTTCATGGCATAAACTACGTGTTGAGTCAGCTAAATTTCTTTTATACGTTACTACAATTACATCTTTTGTGGATGGTTGATAACCACCAAAACTTGAATGTTGTTTTGTATATGATTCATCTCTAAGGAACGTAATACTATTAGGTGGGTCCATTTGCAAGTCACTACATACCATTTTTACAATATTATCCATAAGACCTTTATGCACCATAGGCTGATATGACTCGTGTATATTATTCCTAATAGATAAATAAGCTCCATTATAGCCATAAACAAACACATAATTAACCTCAGCTTTGTCGCTATTCATTACATGTTTTACAGCAACTAACCAATCTCTTTCTTTATCTACATTATCATCATCAAAACCACTAACAATATCATTAATAGTTTGAGCACTATCATATTGTGATATTAGGGAATATTGAGAGAACGGAACTGCTTTAATTAGTTCTACTGCGTCGGTACCAGCATATGTAAATAATTCATCACCAGGTTTTAAGGTTGAAGGAGGAACTAATGTCCCCCAACTTTTTTCATTCTTTTTACTTTTATTCAGTACCTCAATCAATATTTGTTTAATCTTCATTTCTATATAGTATGTTTTTATATTCTTGTATAGGAATAGATTCAGGTATATATTTTCTTATAGATTCATTATTACGTAATAATTTTCTTAAATCAGTGGCATTTATACTTTCTATATTTCCGGTATCAATAATAGTAACATTATTATATCCATTCATATCTTGAAATCTTCTTTTATCATTTTTACCGTATAATACTTTATAATTATTATTAGGGTTTGATTTGATTTCTTTGTAAGTATCATATACTGGAGATTTACAACTTACTATAATGTCAATATTTTCTCCAATATATTTTTTAAAATGATTCCATACATTTAATGATTGTTCTATTTCAATTCCTTCTCTTCCTTTTTCGGATATAAATATAATAACTTTATCTGATTCCGCATAAATATTTTTAACTATATTAAAATGTGCTTTATGTGGGGGTTTAAATGAACCCGGGTATATAGACACATTCATTAATATAAATTTTTAATGATTGAATTATAACATTGATTTACCGATTGTGTCGCTGAATCCCACTGTTTGTATCTATTGACTAATTCTTCAGCTGTTAATGGAGTCTTCCTGAATGTTGAAGTGTAATTTTGTAATCCTCCAATTTCTTCGATATAATTATCTAATTTTTCCTTTACCATTCTTTCATTAATATCGAGTGTTGGTGGAGTAGTATATGGTGTATGGAGTGAAAATTTATTATGGAATAGTAACTTGTAATGATTAATATTTGAATATACCTTACACCATTCGTTGAGAATAACAAACGCTGGTAATATACGTTTTCTAGTTTTATTTCTTATGAGAGCAATTACTGGATCCACATAAATCATATGACATGATATATCATATGAATAATATAATAAATCAAAATTTATACCTTGCATTCTTTTAAAACTAGAACCTGTTGTGTCTAATATTATATCTTGACCACTTAATATATTATCAGGCAAATCATCTTTAAATATCTTAGAAGAAGCTTTAGCTAAATTATTATAACAATCTCCATTCTCATCTTCTACGTATTTGTCTACATTTAAATAATTGTAATTATTTTTATCTATTTTTAATTCATCATAGAATGATGTTTTACCAGAAGCTGGTGATCCAAATATTAATATACATTTTGGTTTTTTTCTCATAACTTTATTCTTGTTGGGTATATTTCGAAGTATGGTTTAGATTTGTTTTCCATCTTATATATATCATATATATTCATGAATGTTTGGAAATCTTGTTCCATGGAATGTTGAGATGTAATTATTTCCCAACCTTTACCTTTTATTCTTTTACTATCGTTTTGAAATTTTCTAGATTTACTCTTTAACCATAATATCCCTCTTTTTTCAATAGGTCTTTTATTTAATGGATTGTCGTTATATGCTTTTGCGTAAGCGGCAGTTTGGAGATGCATTGAAGTATGAATATTATTTGATGTTTTAATATCTAATTCCCAAACTTTCTTATCAGGCATTTCTAATGCTATATCCATAGTACCAGCATATTTATATTTTATATGAATTAATTTTTGCTCTGTTGATATTAGTGTTGGTTTTATTGTATTCCAGAAATCCTGAAATATTAATATCATCTTCCATACCTTCAATGAATAATTGGCATTTTTATATTTATCCATCCATAATAATTCTTTACCTAATAGTAATTGCTCTATAGCGTGGTGTGTTGCTGTTCCTTCATCAGCGGCTTTTTGAGCAATAAATGTTGAATTATGTCCTACATCTTTTAACCAATTATTAAAATATTGATTCTTAGGAAAGTAATTTAGTACTGTAGTTACTGATGGGAAGTATTCATCCTTGTAAGGATAGAAACGCTGATCTAAGAAATTAATTTGTTTATTATCATTACTGTATGTTATTTCTCTCATAAATTTAGTTTTATTTTTATCATATGTTCGAAGGTCATAGGTTTTACTTTTTCTAGATTTTCTAAAAATGAATCAAAACCAATCGAATTTATATCACCTTCAAATAATTCAATTAAATATATTTCTTTACCATAATTCATTAACAATTCACAATATTCGATCGCATTTCTAATAGCATCTGGATCTAAGCATATGTATATTTTATCTACTTTAGATTCCATAATTTTCTTCATCAGGTTATCCTGTATTTGTTTACCAAATAATGGGATAGTATTTCTTTTAGCCGTTATAGCATCAAATGGTCCTTCTACTATTGTTATTGGTAAATCCCAATTAATAAAATAATCAAAACCTATTATATCTTTAGTAAAAACCGGATTATTATATGTATTTGATTCAACGTTTTTACCTGTAAAGAAATTTATGTTATTGTTCTCATCATATGAGGGAAGGATAATACAATTATCATATTTACCTTTAACACAAAATCCTATATTATATTTAAGTATCTCATCTTGTGTTACACCTCTATACTTAAGGTAGTTAAGAAACTGAGATTGTTTTAAATTTGTTAAACTACTATCGGTTTTAGTATAAAATGGGATGAATTCCTCAGGTAATCCGATAGGTTTTAAATCCTGAATAAATGGTTTATATTTAATATCATCTAATATACCACAATGTTCTAGTATTTCGGCTTTTTTATTTTTAGTTAATTTTAGAGCATTCAATAATGGTACTAGTCCACTTCCTCTGTAATTACATACCCAACAGTGGTATTTATACCCTTCATTAATGTTTATTTCTAGTTTATTTTTAACATGGTTACATTTAGGGTTAGGACATTTAAAAGCCCAATTACCTTGTGACTTTTTTTTCCCCTTACCCAATATTGATTCTAATATATTTATAACTCCTTTTTCTTTATCCAAAATTCTTTTCTTTTTCCTTAACCTAAATATACGTGAGAAACTTCATAAAATCACTACCAAATCTTTCCTAAAAAACTTACCTGATATATTATCATTATAAGAATTATCATCGGTTAAAACATCATTCATAATTTGATTAAAGATTTCATAATATGAAAGTTGTTTCTTACTATAACATATTTGTATTATTTTCTTCTGGAAAACCCCTCCTCCTAATTCTTTTATGTCTTTAAGTAGGGGTTTTGAACTGCCATTATATAATAACCAATCATTTTCCACTTTCAGAATTTCAGTTTTTGGTCTTCTCCCTTTTCCTGTTATTTCAGATAATTGTTTTTTTGTTAATTTATGTCTTTTATTATGGATGAGAGATTTTTTCCCAATATAATACTTTCCTGTATTTATATTTACTATCTTATATATAAATCCGAACGTATTTAATGGAAAATCATCGAGTTTTTCTATTATTTTAGTATTCCCATTACCATCATTATAAGTCCAATTGTTTAGCATAATATCAATTATTTTTAAAAATCTATCTTGATCAAAAAATTCAAATTCATAGAATTAGAATTAGGGATAGGTTGTGCTAATTTAGCTACCATTAATAATTCATCATCATCATCGTATAATCCTACAGTGGTAATATACGAATGGAAATATTTAGAATCAACAATATTTTTAAATTCAACACTCCCACTATTAATATAATTTAATGTAGGGTTGTATGATAAATTAAATTCATTTTCTTCTATAGTACATATTATATTTTTCTCATGTATTGTATATTCATTACTGAAAGTCATTGTATTATCCATTTCTTTTTTTAATTAGGTTCAATATAAACTAAGGGTGATGTTTGGAATGACTGGATTACACCTCCAGAAACAAATATTTTTGCGTGTTGGTTATCATATAATTCTAAATAATAATACCCAGTAATAGCATCAACATAAGTACTACCGTTGTACTTCCACACTTTAGCATTACTTACTAAATTAGGATAAATATTAGTTTCGGTATACAATACTGAACTATTAGTAACACTTCTAGATTCAGGTTCAGCATCACTACCATCATAATAATATCTTAGTAAATGTTTCTTATAAGATAAATCATTATTAGCTACAACACTACTATCTAAGAAGGATTTAAACATTATATAATCGAAATCAACTCCTACTAAAATAGAAGTTTCTGAAGTATAAGGTACTGTTGCACTGTTATTACCTGTTATTATGTAAGGTTCCCATCCAAAAGATGATCCATAAGTAGGTTCACTAAAAGTAACTGTTACTAAACTTCCAACTCTAGCAAATATATTACTAGTACCACTACCTCCAAAACCAGTATGGGTTGAGGTAAAAGATCCATCTGATATCAATATACTATAATCAAATTTATTACTTTCATGCATTATGATCTCTTTTGATCTGTGGTTAGGTGTAGAAGTTGGAGTTAAAGTTTGGGTTGATGTTGGAGTTGGGGATAAAGGCACAGCACATAATCTCCTTTCCATAATTACTCCATCTACCACTCTTATAGACACTTCGGTTCCACAACATCCTGTTATATAGAATCCATCAGGTAGGGTTTTTTGCCTATTATAATCAAGATAAACATTATCTCCTACATTTATGTACCCATCAACATATATATCTATATTATTCTCATAATCAAAGTCTGAATTATTATAAATTGAACAAGCATGCTCTAATGATTCATATTCAATAACAATACAATCTGCTTCTATTTCTGTTAAAGTAGGTGTGGTAGTTGGGGTAACAGTTGGTGTTTGTGTTGGTGTAGGAGTATTAGTTGGTGTTGAAGTTTGTGTGGGTGTAGATGTAATCATATTAGAATACTCATCTATATTTTCTTCAGGACATACTAATATTAATTCACTCCTTCCATTACAGCACGTATCAGCACCATCAGGTGTACCTGTAATAATAGCTGCTATTAAACTATCATTAGGTTGGGTAAATGTTGTTACACCGTAAGCTTGATCAATTGTTATAATAAAATCGGCTCCTATAGCTACATTACTAAGATTAGAAGTACCACCAACAACAGTAATATCTATATTTTGTGGACTACCACTACAATTTCCTAATGATGTTGTTCCTAACGGATTAACATATTTCCCAGTAAATGAAAAAGTTTCTTCATCGGTACTTCGATCATAATAATATGAGTCTGAGTTATCTACAATAGTTCTATCAGTTAAAGAACCAGTAGAACAATTAGAAGGAGTATAATCTCCAGGGATAGGGCTAAAATTAGTAGTATATCTAAATGGAGGGTAATTACCCCTCTGTATTATAAATTGAATAACAGCGTCTGTGGAACTTAAACCTGTTATAAATATTTCGTTTTTTGCTAAAGATGTGTGTGTACTATCACCCTCATAATGGATAGTACCATTTGATGAACCTATTTCTTTGTAACTAAAATCATAATTACTTAAAACACTATCTGGAGTTATTGGGATTAATTCTATAAAAATACCATCAACACCATTCAACTGAATGTTTTCTTGTTGTAATGAAACTTGTATTCTATTATTCATATATTTATGTACCTTTAATTATAAATATCATTTACAAAAAGTCCCTAATAATAATTCAGATATTTTATTTTTTAATCCTTCAGAAGTATTAGGTGATGTTAATACATATTTATCTCCACCAGCTACTCCAAATGATGAATCATTATAATGTGATTTCCAACTATCTATTATATTACCGGCAGAACTCAAAACCATAGTGTAAGGGTATATATTATTTGTATTACAATAGCTTAAAGAAGGGATCAATTTAGTACTATCATTGACTTTATTATCTGTTATTATTATAATTATTTTACTACTATTTGTAAATACTAAACCGTTATCATTAATACTTTTTTCTAAGCCTCTTCCCATTGGTTCAGCATTATCATTCCCACCCCCACCAACTTTAATTCCTTTAATCTTCTTATTAAAATCTGAAGAGTTGTTTGAAGCAAAATCTACTATGATCCTTACAAAGTCAAAATTAAAAATACCTTCACCCACAGTTGTTAATCCTAACCTATAACTATTTGTTTTTTTGGTAATATCCCCCACAATTTCTGTGATTCCAGTTTTCAAAGCATTTAATGCATTCCCCATAGATCCTGTCTTGTCTAATATAAACAATAAATCCATTCCTGAACTACAATCATTATCTTGTTCTCCTTCACCTACTGGGTCTTGATCAATACAATCAAACACAGGCTCTCTATCTTCATCACTACAAGTAAGACAATTTGATAAACTATAATCAACATATAGAAATGATTTTGGGACTGGTGTGCTATTTTGGTCAGTAGTGACTATTAAAGATATATTTTCGTCGTCACATTTAGTAAAATATACAGGAAATAGAGAATTTTGATTTACATTTATTGTATTACTATAACCATTCCCATCATATATTATAAATTCAGCTTCATACCCATCATCAACACCATTTATATTGTAAACTTCACAATCTAAACATTTTTTATCATAAAATGCAGTTATGTTTCTATCATCATTTATTACTAGTGATAGTGGGGATGTTGTATCTATTATAACATTATCTTCATCTAAAAAACCAACTAAATAATCATCATTATTTGATGTGGATGTAGTAAGTGATTTAGATGTATTATTTACTATATTATTTACTGTTATTATTCCTGTTGCCATTTTTATGTTATATTAACTGTTGCATTATATACTCCCTCTATATTATTTTTTATAGCTTGCAATGTAAGTGAATAACTACCTATACTAAACTCAGCATATATAGTCATATCGGATGTTATGTTTGTTATATCTACTGAATTATCATTTGATGTGAGGTCTCCTCTAAATCTAACAAATTCATACCCTAATTTATTGGTGGCTGATATTGTTGTATCTGAACCTGTAATATAAATTGAACTCCCTTCTGTAGTACCAGCATCGTTATTTACTACTGTACTAGAACTACCAACAACTGGCAATACATTGATACTATAATATGTATCATCTTCCTCTTGTATTGTATTAATAACTATATTCCTTGAAGGGGTTTTATTAATAGATAAGCTATTATTATTAAACCCATTAACTATCCCCTCAGAATCATATACATTAGATATCGAATATCCGGATGATAAAGTAAATGAAATAACTTCTTCACCACTATCTGAATAGATTTTAGATATTGATGATAATGAATTTTCATTAAAATAACCACCAATATCAGGGTTAAATGATATATTAACAATTGTATTTGAATTACTACAATCACCTGCTGATAAAATACCAAATTTAGTTGTTGTGAATTTATTTGGATTTATATTCTCTGTTGGTGTTCCTGAAGATGTTATTCCTATAGTAAACTCAAAATGATATGTAGTATTAATCGTTACCGGTAACTCTAATGACGCTTCATTACTATTTAATTTTACTGTATCAATCCACCCACTATATACTTGTTCTGTTGATTTTTTATAACGCACATATGCATATTCATATGAGGTCATGTTATTAATGTGAACATTTATCTTAGGTTCAGTTCCTAAACAATAAAATGAACTATTCCCCCATTTTGCTTTAGTATATACATTACCTAATACTCCCTCTATATTTAAACACTCAGAATCATTTTCTAATATTCTGAAGTTATATGTACTGTATGGGTTATTAGATACACCGAATAATTTTACATTATTGTATATATATTCACTAGCATTATTTGATATACTTGCGGTGTACCAACTTATATTATCATTAGTATATTCAATAGTTTTACCAGTTTCTATGTTTATAGTTTTAATAATATGAGTTAATGAATTACCATCAAATGATGATGTTGCGGGTCCCCAATCAGCTGCACTAGTACAACTTCCTGAGTTATTTGATATTATTTGAAATGATGATGTTTGTGGACTTGATGATGGAGTCATTGTTGGTGTTGGTGTCACCGTAGGTGTTGGGGTTGGGGATATAAATGTTATAGTACCCAAATTTGATACATAGTTTTTACAATTACCACCTTTATAATAGTAAGATAATGTAGATGTAATGTGGTTTAATGGTACATCATATGTAAAATACTCTCCATATACAGTAGCATTAATTTCTAATCCAGTATTTAATGGTTGAATCATCCCTACAGTATTTTCTCCAGGAGGGGCTGGTATTATAACATATAATCCTTCTTCAGTATCAAAATTTTCATCATTTAATTGATTTATTAATATAGTATTTGGAGCACAAGTACTATTATCAGTATCATATGTGGGAAATGTAAAATTAAATGTAGAACCTGGCTTAACGGTAAATGTATTATCTTCGGTATACGGAACTGGTGGTGTTAATGATGGTGTAGGTGTATTTGTTCTAGTAGGTGAAACTGTAGGTGTGTTTGTTGGGGTACCTGTTTGGGTTTTTGTTGGTGTATTTGTTGGAGTATTTGGAGGAGTTTTAGTTGGTGTTTGTGTTGGTGTCCCTGTATTTGTCGATGTATTTGTTGGAGTTATAGTAGGAGTTTTGGTTGGAGTTTTTGTTTGAGACGAAGTCTGAGTGGGGGTTTGAGTAGGAGTAGATACAGGTGTTTCTGTTTGAGCTGGTGTACCTGTTTGAGTTGGTGTACTTGTTTGAGCTGGTGTACCTGTTTGAGTTGGTGTTGGTGTTTTAGTTTGAGTAGGAGTAATACTAGGGGATGGTACATCACCTGAAGTAGGGGTTGGGTCTGGTGTTTGAGTTGGAGATGGAGTGAAAGTAGCTGTTGGTGATGAAGATACTGTTAAAGTTAATGTAACAGAAGGAGTTGGAGTGTTAGATGGTGTTCTAGTTTGAGTAGGTGTTCTGCTAGGAGAGGTAGATGGTGTTTGAGTTAAAGTTGTTGAAGGAGTATTTGATGGGGTAGAAGTTTGGGTAGGGGTTTTAGTGTTAGTTGCTGTTTGAGTAGGTGTTTGTGTATTAGTTACTGTTTGAGTAGGTGTTTGTGTAGGAGTATTAGTAGGTGTAGGAGTATTTGTAGGTGTAGGGGTAGGGGTTAGTGATACAAATGTTATAGTACCCAAATTTGATACATAGTTTTTACAATCGCCACCTTTGTAATAGTAAGATAATGTAGATGTACTGTGATCTATACCTACCTGATAATTGAAATAATTTCGGAAATTTTCCCCATTCGTTTCTTCATTAAACTCCATTCCTGTACTCAATAGTGAGTATTCATTCCCGTCATAGGGGAGTGGGGGATCATAATAGAAATCACCATCACTAAAATCTTCACTATTAAATTGATCTATTAATATAGTATCTGGAGTACAAGTACTATCATCAGTATCGTGAGGAGGGAATGTGAAGAAAAATGGAACACCTCGTGAAACAACAAATGTATTATTTTTAGCACGTGGGAGTGGGGGTGTTTGGGATGGAGTTGGAGAAAGAGTAGCTGTAGTTGTCGGTGTGTTTGTTGGGGTATTTGTAGGAGTACCTGTTTGTGTTTGAGTAGGTGTGGATGTTAATGTAGTAGTAGTAGTTGGAGTGTTTGTTGGGGTTTGAGTGGTAGATGGTGTTTGTGTAGGAGTAATAGTTGAAGTGTTGGTGGGAGTGTTAGATGGAGTAGAAGTATTTGTTGCATTAGGTGTTCTAGAATATGTTGGTGTATTTGTTGGTGTTTTTGTTGGCGTATTTGTTGGAGTATTTGTAGGAGTACCTGTTTGTGTTTGAGTAGGTGTAGGTGTTACAGCTGATGTTGATGTTGGTGTAACTGTTAGAGTAGTAGTGGGAGTTACACTTGAAGTATTACTTGGAGTTATTGATAATGTGGGAGTATTACTAGGAGTTGGTGTTGGGGAACTTGATAGGAAAACACAATTAGATGACTTGCTATGTACTGTATATTTTATTAGTCTATTACTTGGAGTTGGTGTAGTAGTCTTAGTAACTGTATTACTAGGGGTAATATTTGGAGTTGAACTATTAGTAGGTGTATTTGTATTTGTAGGTGTATTAGTAGGTGTTCCTGTATTTGTAGGAGTATTTGTTGGGGTTGGAGTTGGTACATTATCTATAACAACAGTTATTTTACCACTATTACTTGTTATTACCTCAGATCCTTCAAAGTAAACATTATCTCCATCTACAGTATAGTATGTAGTAAATATACCTACCGAATCTGAATTAAATGTTAGTGAACCATCACCGTTAATTGTAAATAAATCTGAATCATTACCTTCTAATACAATTGAACCTGTGTCTAATGCATTTAATGAAGGTAAATCATTAATAAGTGGGTATATTATTTTACTATATAAACTCATATTGTTATGTAGTCATCAATTGCGACTGGAATTTCAGGAAATTTATTAATATAATTTTGATTTGTAATTACAACTATTCCATGATTATAAAATATATTACCTACATGAACTTTATTATTAAAATGGTCACATAAATTACCAAAACCATCATCTCTAATATCATATAAATTTGATAGGATTTTATAATATAAAGGCATTATCCTTTCACCCATAACTTCTTTTCCTATTTGTATTATATATATTTCACTATACTCAGTAGTAGGAAATTCATTTATTATTTCAGGGTATGAATTATTATATCGAGTATTTTCTTTTTCATTACTTCCAGTATTGATGTTTTCGTGATAAAGAGATTTTCTTAATGATCCTGTATCTAAATTTATCCCATCGAATGAGTAATAAAATGTATTATTAATTAATTCATAATTAAGAGTGTCATAGTGATTATTAGATTTTCTATCATCTTCTAATAGGAATCTATCAAGTTTCTTTACTCCTTTGAAATACTTAATATAATCATTATCAGGAAACGGATCGCTGTTAATTATCCATTCCTTATGTACCTTATAAGAATTTAAAGATATATCATCACTTTTTAATTTTTTTAAGGAAGACATTTAATAATTTAATTTAACCTTAAATAATGTTTCTGTTACAAATGATTTACTTAATGGTTTAGAAAGTTTAGCAACGGCCAGTAACTCATTATCATCATTATACAATCCTACTGTTGTAATAAAAGTTTGTGGGTTATCAATAAGTGAACTAAATAATATATTTCCGTTACTATCTATTATAGATGGGTTAGTTGTGTAATTAAAATGACTATTTTTTGGACGGGTAAAAAATATTCTAGATGATATAGTTTCTTGAGATTTTAATTTAAATGACCCCCCACTAGAAATTAAATTTCTTACTTGAGTTAAATTTGGATTAGGATCAGAATTTGTTATATCAGTATTTATTTTAGTAATAACAGTTAATCCACCATTTGCTACTGAAGGTGTTAGAGCGTTAGGGTTTAAAACCACCAATCCTAAATCAGGGAATAAGAATCCATAATTACCACCTGGGTTAGTAACGGCCGCATCGGAAGTTACTCCATTACTCCCACTTACTATAGTGTGGTATTTATTAGATCCAATAAATGATGTTGTTACTGTAGTTTTACTATCATCAGTTAATTCTAAAGAACCACTTTCATTAGTTAATTTTAAATTAAAAGATGTGGGATGTATACTTTCTTTAAACTTATTCCTTGCTATAGATAAAACTATAATATCTTCTGAATCTGTGTTAATCCCAAAATTAAAATTACTTTCTTCATCCCCATAAATTAAGGTCCTATACTGCCCGTAAGATATACGAGTAGGACTGTAACCTACAACTCCACTATTTATATCAGTAGATCCACTTCCAACTAAATTACCATATTGGATACTGAAATCAATAGATGCGGAAGTATTATTATTAATATTTTCATTATATATATTTAAATAATAGTTTTTATCTTGCATGCTAGAAGTATAAAAACTAGATATTTCATCTAATGTATCCCCCCATGCTGGTTGGATAATAGTTTCTAAACTTACAACAGATTCATCTTGTTCGAATTTTACAAATGACATTATTATGTGTTTTTAGTTATAATTAAAGGAATTGTTATTCTAGCTCCAGAATCTTTACCAATTGCTGTTATAGTAGTTGATAAAGTATTTGAAGATTCATTAAATAATGTATTTAATGTAGTCGCTTGAAGTGTAAATGAAGTACCATTTATTGTTTTAGTTAACTTAGTTCCTGTGGATACACTAACAGAATTAACATCTAATGCTTTACTAGTACCGTTACTATTAAAACTACTCAATAATCGAGAATCTCCTACTGTTAATATATAACCATTAGCTTCAAATGTGCTAGTATTACCTAAATAATTTAGGGTTTGAGGGGATACTGTTATAGAAGCTCCTTGCTTTATGTTAATAGTTGAATAACCTAAAGATATTACTGGTAGTTTTGATGTACCTCTGGGTAAAGTAACCAATTTATATTTCATCATTTGGTTCCCGTCAGGTAATCCTTCCATTAATGGGGTTTTTTCAATAGCTTCCCCAAAAAAAGCTGAACCACTAGGATGGTTGGGATTATATAAAGTATAATCTATTTCATCATCTGATAAAGCAAATTGGGTTATTTTGAAAGATCCATCGTTCATTGCTAACTTAGCTCGACCTGCAGTAGTTAGTATAGCATCTACAACCACGGATTTATTATTTAATATAGCCATTGTTTATTGTATTTTTTATTTATAAATATGTAATTTTTTAAAAAGATCCACCATTATTGTTATTTCCTGTTTCTATTAAAGTATTTTTTAATTTAGATGTAATATTATCTAAATTGTCAAGAAATTCATCACTAAGTTCATTAGGTATCAAAAAACCAAAACTAGTATTACCTTCTTTTTTATTAAAAGATAAATAAATATTGTTTTCATTTTTTTCCTGTGATAGTATAACAAACTTAGATATGGTACCATTACTACTAGATATTGTTCTAATTAACGATTCTTTAATGTTTTCATAAAAATCCAACACTAATTGACCATTATCATTAGTAGTATGGGATTGTATTGTGTATATATCAAATTGTGCTGGAGCATTACTGTATATGTATTCTATAAGTATTCTGGTACCTGAATCAAATGTTAGTGGTGAGTCTATGTCTCCATATAGATTTTCAAAAATTTGATTATTACTATTTTGAGTGTATCCTGTAAATTTGGTAAGTTGGGGATTGAACACCAATGATAAATTTCCTTCCACTCCCTGAATAAATTCATTGTTTATGGAATCTAATTCTATAAAGGGTTGACCGCCATTTAATTTATCTATACTATTTTTAATAAATCCCTTATTTAACTTAATTTCAAAAAGTGGGTGGGTACTATCTACAGTTTTAGTCAATCTAAAAAATATTTTATCATTAACCTCCAAATCTATAAATTTAGTAGTTCCCGTAAATAATAGTGATGAGGATAGTGTATTATTAATACTATCAACATACATATCCGTATCAGTAAGTGATTTTCCGTATACATACACGGATGCATTTCTAAATATTTTATCATCAACATCATATAAAGGTGGTTTATTAGTAAATATAAATATAGATTCATTAGAAGGTGCGGATGACGTACCTTCTTTATATACCAACTTAATTTCAGTTTTATATAACTTATTAGTTTGAGAAACAGTATTATTTAGTTTAATTAATTTAACGTAATTATCATTATTAGCACCAATATTACCATATTCCTTAACAACAGTCATAGAATTTACATTTTTGGTTAATAATGATTTATCAATTTCAACTACACTTTGAGATGAGTTAAATTCTATTTCATCAGATGAACCTATATTTGTTTGACCGATACTTGCTAAACCATTATTATCTATATTAGCTTTAAATATATCTAATTTTAGTTTTAATAAATCATTGGGTTTTGTAAATTTAACATTTATATTAAATTCATACCCAAAATTAAACGAACCTTTGTTTTTACATGAAAAATAATTATATATTGGCCCTTCAATAAATGATTCTTGTTCATCATATATTACATCATTAAATAGTTTATTAGCTTCTTCTTTACCATCCAATGTTACAAATTCATATTGGATATCTCTACTCATTGACTCATAATAAAATAATTCACTTTCTATATTAGGTGGAAAATCAAAAAATAATGATTTATCTGCGGCTGGATTTAAATATAATATAGGTTTATATGATATTCCACTATTATATATCGTTTTTTTCCCATCAGTAGATTTTTGATCAGTATATTTTTGGTTATTAAATAGAGATACATTACATGAACCTCCTAATTTGAATATATTCTGAATATCAAATAGGTTTTTATTTTTTGAATTTAATTCTATTAAATCCCCTTCTTTATTGATTATATATTTTAATGAAACTAATTGGATGCTACTAGGTAGATAGTTATTAAATCTTTCATCTTCTCTTATCTCAGTAAATACCACTATATTACTGAAATATGTTTCAATAACTGGTAATTTACCATATGATATATCACCTTCATTGTATTTATTGTATTCTTTAGCAATTAATTTTACACCATCATACCTGGATGTCTTAAATCCGTAAGAGTTATTATCTTGGACTTCAGCTAATTCATAATAAAAGTCTGAAGTAATTTCATCATACTTACCTGATGTGCTTAATATTGGGGACAATAAATATTTATTTAATGATTTTCTATTTCCATCAGCAACAGCTTTTAATACATCAAAATCACTATGGTTAAAATCATTTACATTAAATACAGTATTTAGAGCATATGGGTTATTATTATAAGACTTAAATCTTTCATTAATATTCAAATCCAAATCAACCCCATAATCGATCTTTTCAGAAATAAGTGTGTTATTTGGTAATAAATCTATAACATCTTCCTCACTTACTACAGTTGTTATTTTTTTAGCATGAATCTTGTTTCTTTCCAGTAGTGGAGATTTGATAGTTATCCCTGATATTAATTTACCACTTGCTGGTATGTAATCCTCTATTAATTTAAACAATGTATTATCAAATAAATTAACTACATTATTAAATCCGTTAATATCTAATTGATAATCTAAGGCATTATCCATGTTGGATCTTTTGATAAAATCTAATTTCCCATAATTATCACTATAGTAATTATTAGGGTCTCCTAAGTATTGATTAATATTAAATTCGCTGTTTTCATTGATTACTGAAGCTGATATTAAACTATTAATTGAATCCATTGGAGAGAATGAAATATCTATAAAATTACTTTCGTCATATGTTATATCCTCAATATTTTTACTTTCAACAACTAATGATATTTCACTTGATAAAACACTTCCTGTTATTGTATTTTCCTCAATCGTTACCTTATTATTATTTTCATGTTCTCCCCATTTATTTACGGTTTGTCCTCCATATTCTCTCACATCCATGATAGAAGATGGTACACCGAATATACTTAGTATAGTTCTTATATTAAAATTAGTACCTTTACTTTTATTTATTAAGGGGATATTGTGAAATATTCTTTTATATAATTCATTATTAATCTCTTTTTGAGGTATATTATTTAAGAAAGAACTTGATGAACTAAAATCATTATCAAATAGAACACTTCCTGTGTTAGCTCCTATGTTATAATTTTTAATATCTTTATCTGAACTACTATTATTTATCTTAACATTTAATGATTTTAACATATCATATGTTAAATCTTGAGACAATCCTATATTAATATTGTTATTATTATCGTACATATGACTTATACTTTTAATATAAATCCATATATTATCAAAATAATGCCCCATCATATCGATAAATTTGAAATATTCAGTATAATTAATAGGATCATTTTGGATGTATGATGGTATTATATTATATAAATAATCTTTATTTTCCTCATCGTACAGTAATGAACTTTCTAGAGAACTAGTTATCCAACTTTGAGCTACTGAAGAGGTGTAAGATGATTGAATGAATGGTTTTATACTGTTGGATTTGGGATATGATAAAGATGATGAATTATTATATAAATATAGTTCATATCCATCAAAATTTTTAATTATATCATCTATATTAGTCCTATATTTGATTACATCCACTTCTTTTACTGATGAATCACTGCTATTTATTAACGTTATAGAATTGTTGTATCCTTCTATATTTGTTATTTTACTTACAAAGTTTGAAATTCTCTTATTTCCTGATCCGAAGTGTATAAAACTCCCAAAATTAGTATAATCTACATTTATATTATAAGAATTATTATTTATATTATTTAATAAATCCCCATAATCCGCGCTTCCACTACTATCATACAATAAACTATTTAAGTTTCCTAAATTACTATTTATAGTAGCTTTTGTTTCTATTTCAATATCAAAATTGGGACCTCCAATACTTGGCTTTGGATCCGGAATTAATATAGTATCTAAATTAACATCGAATTTATATGGTTTCGTTACTTCTTCAGATATTATTAATTTTGTTTTTAAATTTATATCTAATGGTAAGGGTTCGTATAATTTAACAATTAAGTCTTCTTCAAATATTCCCGCATTTATTAATAGTAATAATTTATTATTTTCGAAATTAAGTAAATGTTGATTTTTACTATTAGTTATGATCTTTTTAATATTATATAATACTGCTGATTCTATGTCTAGAGAAGATAGTCTTAATTCTAATCTATCACTTGATATTTCCTTAATAAATAATTTAAATCCTTCGTCTAATAAATTGTGGTGGAAGTTGTAAACAGATGTAAATTCACCTGATGTATATCCTAATAGTTCCAAATCATTTACTGGATCTATACTAATAGTATTAGTCTTATTATCATTTATGTAACCTATATTGTTTGGAAGGGTATAATTAGAATAATTTGGATTCGAATATATAATATTACTACCTACATGAATGTGGTGTTCTACAGTATCACTATTAATATCAAAATTATATGATTTATTTTCCTCAGTTAAAAGATTTCTATCATCATCTTTTAACCTATTAACTCTGTATATGTCTGATATATTTCCTTCTATTAATATTTTTGGCATATTAATTAATATTTATTTTATTTATTTCTAATAATTCTGACTTTAATCTTGTGATTTCATTTATTAACTCTTCAGTAATATTATCATCTTTTAATGATAAACCTAAATAATCTAGTGTTTTAGATAATATATATTTGTGTGAATTAACTAATCCTTCTTTATCTATACCATAAAATAATGATTCATAAAATTCAAAAAAATCATCTGTAGTTATTTCATTTTCCTCAATAGGTGGTTTTTTGAAAAAAGTAAAATCTGTATTTATTATTTTGTTAAGTACTGAATTATCTGTATATGTTTTTTCTATTGATAATATTTCCATTATTTGTTTATTTTGAATATATAATTATTATTTTTGATGATAGATTTACCATTCAATACATATTTAATTAATATTTTATAGTATCTTTCGGGTTGAAGTCCATTCATGTTTATATTAAAAAAATTACCACTTTCATCACATGATATTTTGGTATATTCTTCATCAAAATCAATAATTACTATATCAGCTTTAACATCATATAAGGCATAATATGAAGTTGGGGGTAATATTTTATTTTCTAAGTATAATGATGATGTAGAAAATGTTCTTACAGGGTGTGTTTCCCTACTATGGATATTAAATCTATATGTAGTATTTTGTGAAAATTCAGTAGTATCTGATTGAATGTTTGTGGTAAATAATTTATTAACTTCTAAATTTTCTAACGATCCTGTATTGTAATGGACATCATTCCATCTTATTTCAATATGTGGTGGATATATAGTGTGAGTATTGCTACTAAAATAAGATATGTTATACGAATTAGAGCCTGTTACTAAATCATCTTTTATATTAATTAAAAAACCATTATCTTCTAGTAAACCATAATGAGGTGATAATACATTTATATAACTATTATAAAATCGTCCAATGTATGGGGATATATCTATAGTTAAATCTTTATTACTATTATTTTGAAATGATTGAGTAAAAATATAATTTAAATACAAAGTATCTTCTGTATCTACTAAATCCCCCCCGGCATTATCCCAATTTACAGTTCCTCTGCTATCCCAACTAACTCCATTTTTGGGGTTAATATTATCATTTTGCATTCCAGTACCTACATCCCATGAACCTGATATAGGGGTGACTTCTACTGTATAATCGGTTGGGATATTACTTGCATTAGCCACATAATATTTTATATAAGTTTTAAAACTTTGTATCGAACTATCTTCTACAACTTTATTTAATATATTGACCAAATCAGTATTAGAATATTTGACCAACATACGAGATGGGTTATCATTATCTATTCCTAAATTAACGATAGGATCTCTTCCCGCGTTTACTGTAGGAGTTTTTTTGATTATAGTAGAATCTTTTTCAGGGAAAATTTTAAAGATAGCCATGTAGATTGTATTTTTATTTACAATAAATATCAACAAGATAAAAAATAAATATCTTTTATGTATTATATATCCTACCTTTTATATCATTATCAGGATATTTTATTTCAAAAATACAAGGATCTACGGAAGGGTATAATATATTATTTTTTGTTGCTTTTCCCATATCGTAACTATATGGAGAATATGTATCGCTATTAATATTAGTTATAGTTATATCAGGTACTGCAATAACACCTGGTGTTTTCAGTAATAATGAATTTATTTTAGATTTAATAATTGGTTTATTAATTTGCATTTTATCAGTGCTAAATTCTTCTTTAATAGCAGTTATACTTTTTATTAAAACTTCATTATTATTGAATTTGGGGTCAATAGATATACTAAATTCTATTCCTATATTGATTATAAAAGCATTTTTAATTATTATTCTATCTAGTGATGTTTTATATTGAGAAATATATTGCAGTAAATTGTTTTTTAATGTAGTATTAGCTATTTGTAGTTTTTTATTATTATCATAAGATAATACATAAAGATCTAATACACGCTTATTAGAATTACTACTTACATAAGATTTAGCTATACTCCCATATTCAGGAGGTAATGTTAATGCTCTTAACATTATATCATTTTTAGAAACAGCTCTTAATTGAGCTGATTGGGCATGCATTGTATTAAATTTTATCTGCTCATTAGTATCAGGACCTGCACCTCCACTTACTTTCTCATTATTATAATATACCAAACTATTTCTAATAGCAGATTCTATAGATGATGATCGATTACCTCCTGTTAGAAATTCTCCTATTATGTTATTACTACCATTTAATGTTTTAGTATCAAGATTACTCTCGATCCCACCTCCAGATAAATAACTAATAGTTAATACAGTTCCATTTGGTGGGATCATACCATATTCTTTAGTAAAACTGAAAGAATTGGGATTATATGTATCTATCAAGGTTGAAACTTCACTAACTAATCCTAAAGATATATTATTTGGGTTAATTATTATGTCTTCATCATCGTTATTTTGAAATAAACCACTCCCAAACTGTAATTCAACATCTCCTTCTGGTTTAACTCTTGTAGTAAATCTCCTTAAAACTTTTTTATAACTTAATATATGGTCAACATTATCTATATTACTATTAGAATTAGAAGTAGCGTCCATTATTGATGATTGGGCTAAATAAGGTACTTCGTACCATAAATTTTCATTTTGATCTGTAATACTTAATATCTTTATAAATTTAGCATCTATTATGTTAGTAGTATAAAACTTGGTTGAATTAGATACTGTTATATTTACAGTTTTGATATCTGCATTTAATGCTTTAACCGATGTACTTAGTAAGAAATAATCTTCATTAAAGTAATTTACTTCCACTGAGCCTGTATTTCTAAAATCTACTTCATGTAATATTGTAAAATTAGACAGATTTACTGAGGACTTAATAGTAGTATGTTTTGGGATAGTTAATGCGTAATCCAAATTAGGATATTTTATACTAGAGGATGTTATTGAAGGTACTAATTGCTCCATACTCAAATTAGTAGAACCCGCATATGATAGTCTAGGTTGGTACCCAAACATATATGCTAAATTGTATATTGATTCTTTATTTTCTGCTAAAGAGAGAAAGTTTTCCTGTATCTGATTATCAGTATAGAAAGACAAAACATCACCAATATATGATGCCATTTCGATAAACATATGTCCAGGCTCTGCTTCAGAAAAGTCATTATATGTGTCCGGAAAGTAGGTTTTTGAGAATTCAAGGAGTGATTTTTTAAGGGCATCAAAATCTTTATTTACGTATTTAATAGTTTTATTATCCATTATTTTATTTCTATATTTATTTCATCTAAAGTATTTGATAATACTATTTTATACTTTATGTTAACTATAATAGTATTATTATCTTCATCAGGATCAATATTTATTTCTCCAATTAGTACTTGAGGAATATATATTCTTACATTATTAGTTATATTATTTTTAATTCTATCATATAATATATCGTCTATAGGTTCAAATAATAATCGGGGTAAATCAGCACCAAACTCAGGATTTTCTATTCTTTCTCCTTTATATGTAAGTAATAAGTTTATTAAGTTACTTTTAATTTGAGTTTTAGTATCGTATGTTTTATTAAAAACACCTTTACCATTAAATGGTAATGATATCCCAATTGCTTTATCTGTATTATCAATGTGATTTATTTTTCCTAATAGTTTCATTATTAGCTATAATTACTTAATTCACCTGGTTTCATAGAATCCAATGTTTGTTTAAAAAAATCAGCATATTGGTCACCAGCATCTCCCGCTAATAGTTGGGGTGGTTTGGTAGCTACTGAAGTATTTGGGGATGGAAGAAGTGGACGTGATCCTGAATTGCTTGCTCGGCTAGCAAAACTATCAATATCATCTGTGGTAAAATTCATACCTTCACTTAACATTTCTTTTTTTAGGAATCCTAGTTCTTCTCTAATGACTTCTCTAACTACTAACCCGATTTCTTTTCTTAATGCACTTAATTTCATACTTATAAATATTATGGTTTCAAATTCTCTTTATCTATTATTAATTTTAGTTCTTCTACTAATTGTTGTGGTTTACTTGTAAATGACGGGATTGATCTTAATACTATATTATTATTAGAATCTACAGCAACTGATTGTCTTTGTAAAATAGCTTCTTTATCATCAACTATTTCTATTTTTAGTTTAAATCCCTTATAAATTACATTATAATCTAGATCCTGTATTACATCATTATTAAATGACTTTAAATCATCCGTATCTAAATTATTTAAATTATCTTCTAATATTAGTTCAATATTTTTTATTCTTTGTTTATCTAATTCTAACTGAACCATCATTTCTTTTATGAAATTAAAAGACAACACAAATATTGTTACTCCTTCTATGATTTTAGTTACAAGATTTAATTTTGAAGTGACTGATATAGGCATAGGTAATGGTATATTATTTATAACTTTTAACACCACTTGGAGCGTGAGTAACAATACACTTATAGTATCAAATATCTTACTCAGAGTTTCAAATTTTCTAACATTGTTATCAATTTTATTTATTATATTATTTTTAGAAGTAATAGCTTTTATTACTTGTTCAGTACTTGTTATATTTGTTATATAAACATTTAAAGAATCTATAGAATCGTTAATTTCCTTATTTGTGGAAGCAATACTTGTTCCATAATTAGCAGAAAAGTTAAACAAGGTATTAGATAGTAAAATTGCAGGGTCTATCGAGTTTGTTTTTGTTAAAACTCTACCTTTTATTCCTTCATTAGTTTTTAAACTATTCTTTTTAGATTTAGATATACTACTTTTATATTCAGATATCCTTTCTGGGTCAATATTATATTTAGTATTAGGTATCATTATGATAAAGTTATATATTTAGATTTACATTTTAATGTTTGCTTTGATATACTATTCATTTTACTAGATAATACTGATGATGCCGCCATCACATTACTAAAATTCACTCCTCCTGCTGAGGTTATACCTGAATTTTTGAGGGAGGTGGAAAATGAAGAAATAGACTTTATTAAATCTTCTATTAAATTTATTGTGGTATCTCCCAATAAAGCAAATTCTTTATGTTCCTGGGGACCTATGTGAATATTTTTACTAATCAAATTTATATTCTTTCCAACTATATTATTTTGTACTCCATTTAATAAGATGTCCTTATTTGAGGATAATATTATATCATCGTCACTAGAATATATGATTACTCGCTGAGATTTAATGAGGGTTTGATTAGACTTATATTCATACACATACTGTTGCAAATCACTATTTTGAATGTTTAAATCCAAATTCTCCCCTTTAGATAATACTATATTAGAACCATCTAGGTTAATATTTTTATACGATAAGTTGTTAGTTATGTTTATTATTGGGTCACTTTCAGGGGATGAAGAAAATAAAATAGAATGCCCCCATCTACCATTTATTAAATAATCACCCACCTTTAAAGACTGATTTTTTACATCAGTTTGTTCTACAAAATCTACTCCTTTATTAGAATTTATAGAATTATGGTGGTAATTATTCCATAAATTGATAGATGTAATATAGTAATTAGATTTAGCATGTTTGTTTTTATTATATGATTTATTTGGGAGACTTACTATATAAATCAATTCACCTTTTAATGGAACGTATATGTTATTAGGATATAAAGGTAAAGCAATATCGCATTCATTAACATCAACATCAGACATATGCCTAGTGTCTGGATAATTACTAAATAATACTCCACCTAATGTAAATTCACCACCATACTTTTTCCACGTTTCTTCATCAACATCATCAACCGAAAGTATAGATTTAAATACCTTACCAACTTTATTAATGGGTGGGGAACTTTTATTATTATTACTTTTAATGGCAGCATTTTTCATTTAGTACTAGTTTTAGATTTTTTTATTTCCGCTGTTATTTCTTCTGGTTGATATGATTTAGATAATGCAACTAATTCATCTTTCTCTACCTGAGACATTTCTAAACCTTCAGCACCATCTTCACTATCTACTGATCTTTGAACAATAGCTACCATCTTAATCAAGTTTTCATCATTCTTTAAACCGGCGTTTAAATATTCTTTAATTAATGGTACCATTTGTAGGGCACTATTAGCATCTATAACTTTATCCTTCAAAGAACTAATCAAAGCATCAATACTTTTTTCTTTTTTCTCCGTATTTTTATATATTTTCTCTAATATATCAGCGTAAGTCTTTTTTTTAAATATTGTTTGGGTAAAATCCATATTGATTTTTTACTTATAAATATGTATATAATTAAAAGATCACATCTCCCGTATCATGGTATTCGTTAAATAATTTCTTATAAACTACTTTGTATTTAGTTATTACTCGAGTAATTTGAAAAGTTTTAGCATCAACCATTTCTTTTAAATATATGTATATAGCTTTCTTATTAAATATCTCAATCATTTCTCTTTTTCTAAATACTTCTAATATAGCATTTGCTATTTTTATGTCTTTGGGTTTTCTAAATATTTTCACTACATTCTTTTCTACATAACTAATAAATAAATCTAAAAAATCTGATAGGTTAGAATCGTGGGTGTAGTGGTTATTAAGATCATTTAATACATTTTTATCCTTATCAACTTCTGTTAGTTGTTCTTTATTTTGTAGATTGCTATAATTTTTATTATTATATACTATTAAATATCTCTTGGCAATAGTTCCAAAATAAGAGTATGCTTTTCCTTTACCTGATTGGTATAAAGGTAATTTCTCTATTAAAAAAGTAATTACCTGATGTTGTAACTCTTCGATAGAATCTACATCTAGGTAATAAAATTTAAAAGTATGAATTATATTTTGGGTAAGTTTAAAAAAAGCGTGTTCAATTCTGTTATTATATAGAATATTTTTTTTAATTTGATCATCACACCCATTGTACTCTATGATGGCATCTTCTGTATCTTGGGTAAAATACATGTTTTTTTTCCTCTTGGGTTTAACTACCTTCTCTTCTAGGAATAAGATAGAGTTACCTAAGTAAAGATCAAGTTTTTTATTTGACTTAATTTTACTTAGGTTACTTACTACTGTATCTCTGATATCCAACGGAAGTAGATATATCTTACTAAGGATTATGTTTTTTTTTTTTGTAACTTTAAATGTACTCCAATTTTTATTTTCAACAAATATTGTTGATAATGTAGATTCTAAAATTTTTTGACTCATATTTTTTATTTATAGGGTGAATTTCATCAATTTTGATTGCATTTCCTTCATGTTACGAAAGAAACCACCTACTTCATCGTCACTTTCAAATCCATTTCTGATATTGCTATCCCCAAATATAGAATCTGATTCAAGTATTAGATCACTTATATTATTCATCAGACCGTCATATTTATCTACGGCTTTTTCGAGTTTTATTACTTTGAATAATAAATTTAATACTATATATCCTAATACGATTACTGCACCTGCTAGAATTGATATTGTTATATTCATGATTAACTATTAAAAAAGTTAGAAAATGTTGATGTTAAGTCGTTTGGTAAATTTTCATTAACCACCTTCTTTTGGGGAGGTTTAGGTGTTACTGGTTTTGATAATGGGGTTGATTTGGTATCATTATGATCATTAAATTTACCCCACCAATGATTATCATACTCTATCCTAGAGGCCATTAAATCTGCTTGATGTAATATAAGTGGCAAAGTAGTTCTTAATTTTTGTTCTGGTTGGAATTTAAACAAATAAGCTTTATTCGCTTCATCATACAAACCATCATGTAGTTTAATAGCTAACCATTCATTATCACTTACTTCTACTCCCATCTTTTGTAATAATCTTAAACTTCTATCTGGGACAGACATAAATGATATTTTAGTATTAAATGAATATAATTCATCTAATTTATCTCTTCTCCATTGATCTGTTTGTTCTACATAACATGCTCCATTTTCACCATCTCCCATTTTTCCTAGGTCATGGTTAATAGCTGAGAATATTAATTCTTCTTCACTAAAGTTATGTTTTTGTCCAAAACTATTCCATACTTCATTTATCTTCAAAGCGGCTTTAGTCACTCTTAAAACATGATCTATATAACCCCCCGGAAAACAGTTATGGTACTGCAACTTATTAGCAGCTGGTATAATATGTAGTATATCTTCATATTTTTTATAAAAATCTAATAATTTATCTTTTCTATCTCCTGTAATATTGGTTGTGATGATGTGGAGAATTTCATCCCAATTGTCTTGTATTTCTACTGCTGTTAACATAACTTATTTTTTAATTTTTACGCTCCGTAAGTTTCACTATCTTCGAGACCCACAAACTCTCTAATTTTATCTGTAGTTGCTTTTAATTCGTTTAAAGTTTTTTCAATTTCCTCAAAAGGTTCTCTCCTATTTATTTGGAATTCGAGTTTGGTTCTGATATTATCCAACCATTCTAATCTTTTTTCTATTTGCTGTTTATAACGCATTTGGTTTTGTTAATTGTTTAATTAAATCATCTATTTTTATCGTGGTAACTTTAAATCCGAAATCGTGATCGCCTAATAATTCAAACTCACTTTCATCATTGGGGACATATAGTGTGTATTCTGGTTTATTCTTCGGTGTATCTATTATATTAGATAATGACGGAGAAGAAGTTGTTAATGTTCTATATGTTTGGAGAAAAGCTGATTTATTTTTATCAGCGAATAAGAATGCTTTCATATCGTATCGTTATGTTCTCATATAAATATACGTAGGAAACTAAATTTTGAATAAATATTTATCATATTATCCTTACAATTAATCTCAACTCTTTTAGTGGTACATGAACTAATAATTCACTTTCATCTAATATTACGATAGCATGTACTTGGGAATGTAATGATACGTAACCATCTATAATTCCTTTTTGGTTACTTGCCGTTATTACTACTCTTGTTCTTGTTTGATTTTTCATTTTAATCCTGTTGAAAGTTTTGCTTTAATTTTTTCTTGGGGGTTGTAATTTTCTAATGTGAACCATTCGGGTTGTAATGTTTCCAACATTTCGCTAGTACCCCAAACATCACCTACACCCCACTGTACCATATGGTGGGAAAAACCCCATTCAAATTTAAGTTGTGGGAGCTTACTAGGTGTTCTTTTTAATAATTTATCTACTTGTTCTTTATGATTATCATAAATATGGACATCACCGAAGGTATGAGTAAATTCTCCTGGAAGCATATTACATATTTTACATAATATTTCTGTTAATAAAGCATATGATGCTATATTATAAGGAACACCTAAAAAGACATCAGCTGAACGCTGATACATCTGGCAGTCTAAGTAATGAGTTGGGAAATCATTATCCTTCACAAACTGTTGGACTTCTGAAGGTTTAAGATCGTATTTAATAAGATGGGGGTGAGTTGATCCGTACTGTATAGGCCTGCAATTAAATTGGGTCAATGCATGGCACCAATATAATGCTAGATCATCATCGTGGGTGGGATCTATAGAAGTTAATATGTGTCTTCTTGATTGTGGTGAATTCGTTAAATTATGAATTAGATTTTGGATTTGATCTATAATTTCAACACCCCACTCATTTTGTCTTCCACTATGACCTATTACTTTATAAGGTCCTTTCTCCCATTTTCTCCACGTTTTTCCATATTGGTGACCGCAATCCCCTAACTTATATCTTGGGAACCAATTTGTTAAAACATCTACTTCTTCAGTATTACCCTTTATCAGTTCAATAAATCGAGAAAGTGGCATTGGTTCACCTTCCTTGTTTTTTTCTACCTCTTTTACATAATAGTTATATGCATCTTCATTCCATATGTTGCAATTATTATCTACTAGATACTTAATATTCGTATCTCCTCTTAAAAACCATAATAATTCAGTTACTATATGTTCAAATTTAATTTCCTTAGTTGTTAATAAAGGGAAACCATCTGCTAAATCGTATTTATTTTGGTAACCGAATAACGAAGTAGTACCAGGCATGTTTTCACGAGCGGCTGGTTTTTCTGTACCATAATCCTTAATGTCTTGTAATAATTTTAAATATTGTTTCATTTTATTCTTTTGTAAATATTAATTCTAAGCTTTCGAACCCACTTGCCATTTTATGACCTCCCCCTCCATATGTTTTTGCTATTAAGGAAACATCAACTACTCCTGTTGATCTTAGGGAATATATCCATTTATTCCCAGTATACATTATACCAACAAGAACATCATATTTCTCTATATTATCTTTATAAATTGATGATAATGTGTCTGGTGAAAATAAATATTGATTAATACATAATGCTTTTTTACCCTCAATTATTGCTTCAAATGAATGTTTTGATGCTTTCTTATCCTGTATCTCTTGATATTTAATGATATTTTTACCTATTTCTATGTAATTATTAAAATTATCATGAAATGTTGATTCATCGTTTAACCAAGTTTGATCAAATTCGTGAGGGGTATTATAATTTATTCTAGCAAAGAATTGATATGGTAAAATATAATCATCCCAATACGGTATTGATGTCTTATCAAAAACATCATACCTACTTATCAAATCTACCGCAGTGGGAATTTCAAGTTGAGGATTAAAATACTTCCACCCGATTAGACAAGCTGCTATCCCATCTTCATATATGTATTTAATTTCGTTTTTTCTAATATCCTTACAATCATTATATTCAATTAGGGCATGGTTGTGGTGGTCAATCCAAGTTAACTTACCCCCACTAAATTCACTTATTTTAATCATTTCGTCCATTGGGAATGATATATCAATCATAATTATTTCTTCCCCTTCTCGTAATTCATTGAATGGTATAACTTCTCCATAATCCCAACCAATCATTCTACATTTGGGATATTTATTTAAAACTACAGCACCTGAAGTATACCCATCTAGGTCTTTACTATGGTATAAACATGTCATATTATTCTTTATTAATTTGGTTTATTTCCTTTCCACGCATTTACAATCTCTGCGGATCCATGACATGATGATGGTAAATCATTGTATATGTAATTACATATAATACCTATTCGGTTTCTATTGATGTGGTCCGCTCTCCCAAATGATTCCATCAAATTGTTTTCTAAAACAGCGGTTAAAAATCCACCTGGTTTTATACCATTCTCAGTATATAACTTTAAACTATATATTATATCTTCCATTACTTAAATTTGTTTCTGGCTGTTCTTCTTACTATAGTATAAAAATTACCAAATGATTCATTGTACGATCTTATTATAGTCTTATTTCTATTTGATAATTGATTTTCAAATTTATCCTTGATAGTTTTAAAAACCTCTCCAACTTCTTTAACTCTCAGATGATTACTATTCCATTTTTCCATAAATTCCTTCTTAATAGAATAAGGGATATCAGGAGTAAGTGTTAATTCTGGTGTACTAATTTTCATTATATTATATAATTTTGTTTATCTAAATATAACAAGGAAATTCTAAAAATAATAGATTTTTTTCAAAGTTTCTTAACTATATTTAAGTATGGGTATAAAAAGAAATTATTTATGACATATAAATTATATTATACAGAATTGATTGATAGAATAAGAATACGCAACAAGAAAATGTATTAAAATGTTTTACAACGTAAAAGTATTACCGCAGTAGCGGATTTTTAAAAAACCTAAAATTAGTAATAAAATGAAAACAGCAGTAGAATATATAGAAGAACAACTAAAAGTATCTAATAAAGATGCTTATAATGACTTATTCGAGGTGATATCAGTGGCTAAAGAATTGGAGCGGAAGCAAATGGAAAGTTCTATTGAAGATGGTTATGTAGGGTGTTGTAATAAAAAGATAAAAGTTGTTTTGAAAGGTAACTTTTGGGAGAAACAAGAAAATATATTTTTTATAACGACAGAAGATACTGTTGACGTTTTTGATGGAGATAAAGTTTTTTCAGTAGAAAATAAACCTTTTTTAATAAATACAATAATGTGTTTAACTGTTTCAGAAAATATAAAAGAACTTTATCCACGAAGAATATTTTTTTCAACACTTAAAATAGCAGAAACATATGTTATATTTAATAAAACTTGTTTAAGTATAAATGAGATAGCTGTTATTATAGGTCAATGTAATATGACGACTTATATCGACCTTGATATATTGATTGAAAAATTAAAAGGGCTTATAAAAGTAAAAATGAATCTATTTTAAAAATAATAGATTTTTTTCAAAGTTTCTTAATTATATTTAAGTATTAAGAAAATCAAATAAGTCAGTTATTATGAAAAATTTAAACAAATTAAGCTATACATTATGTGTAGTATTATTATCTTTTCTGTTTACTGGATGTGCTAATGTAAGTCCACATACAGTAAATTGTATAACTAGTAACTCTTATGGGTTTCTTGGTGGGTTATGGCATGGACTCATTATACCATTCAGTTGGGTAGGAAGTTTATTTAGTGATAACATTGCTATATATGCTTATGACAATAGTGGGGGTTGGTATAATTTTGGGTTTGTGTTAGGGTTAAGTACAATTACTGGTTCTAGTGTATCATCTAAAAGAGGGAGTTAACTAAAATACTGAACATATGTTAGAAGTAAACGGATCAAAATATTCAAGAGAACAATTTGCTGATTACAAAAACAGAGCAATAGCTGTATTTGAAAAAGACAAAGAATATCATAAAATAGATATTTATACAACAGATACCAAAAGATTTAACTTAATAGAGGTTTTGAAATCATCAGCAAAGAAAGGTGTTAGGTTTGTTAGACTTGACCATTGGTGTACAAAAGAACAAGATGATATAGATGCTGAATTAATATCTGATTGGTTAAGTGAAGTATAACCTTCCGCAGATAAGATTAGTTGAGTAGAATAATAATAGAACTTAATAAATAAAAAAACATTGAAAAGACCCAATAGAAAAGACCATGTTAATAGTATTTCGTTGCGACAAGATGCTAAAGAATGTCTAGAGGCATTAAAATATTGGGATAAACAAGAATTTAAAAATGCTTTAAATCAAGGACATACACTTGACGGAATGAGACCAATGATATTGGCAAAAAGATTACTTAAAACAATCATTAATGATTTATACTAACAGTAAATTTAGAAACGATGAACGAAGAAGATTTAAGACAGGATTTTTTTATATCTAATGACGGATATATTAACCTAAGATTAAAGGTTACAACAGAAGATAAAGTAGACAGAGAAAGGATAGTAGCTGAATTAATGGGGAAGATGACCAAGGAGGGATTTGAGTTACCAGATAATACGGTAATAGACCAACTCTACTTCAGTAATCAAAACCCATTAACGGTACTTAAAGACATTAAAAAGATAATCTTGAATGATATTGAGAGCATTTTTGATGAATCTATCAGTAGAATAATTTAATTACATAAAAAATTAGAAGAATTAAAAAAGAAAGAACTAATTAAGTATATAACTGCAATTAGACCTAAAGCAGATGCTTATGACATAGTTTGTAAACATCTAGGAATTGAGAATAATATATTAGGTTTTATTAAAAAAATAACTATGCCCGTTGTTATAGCAAATTCTCATGAAATGAAGAATGAAATATACAATGCAGTTTGCAAGAAGTATAACCACTCTTGGTTAAACACAACTGTATCACAGACAATGGTTATGGAAATGATAAACAATGCATTAACACTACCCCCTATTACAGATAAAATTGAAAAAATAATTTGTGATGTATGTGAAACCGACTTGATACACCCTATAGGTGTTTTTAGGGTATGTGATAATTGTGGGCATAAGTGGGTGGATGGATACCAAATGAATATGATATAATGACAGGATAAAGGAAAAAAGCTAGGAGTGTACTTATAAATCACATGAGTGATTCAACGGCTAGACATATAAACGAAATTAGTTTTCTTGAAGATTGGATAATAGATGCGATGGAAGAGTTTAAAACCTTCAATAACATAGAGATTTATAGAAAATGTGAGTATTGTGGGGGGGTGGATATACAGCTAAACACGCTGAAGGGTATGGAACACACGATGAAGATGGGAGTTGTAATGGGGGTTGCCCAATACAATCGGAGTGTGTAGATTGTAAAGCAGAAGGGTACATTGAAATAACTAGAGATAAAGTAAAATAAAAATTATGAAAGTAACATTACAGGACCTACTCGAACACTGTGAAAGTGGTAACCGCATTCATGAAGAATTTAATTTTGGAACCTTTAATTCAGAATTTCCTTCCACAAAAATAATGGAAAATGAAAATGATATTATTCCAAACTGTGGAACTGGTGGATGTCTAGCAGGAGAACTACCAGCTATTGATAAGGACTTTCGGTTTGATTCAAATAGTGTTATCTGGTACAAAGCTAGGAGAGGTGTGAGCATAAGTCTACTAGCAGATTATTTTGGGATACAAAGGACCGACGCCGCTCATATATTCTTTCCCAAATGTCAGGAACCCAAGAGGTTTGGAGGTGTAATGGTTACCTACTATGCTACCTTAGAAGAAGTACTTAGTAACCTAAGAATTTACTTAGCATTACCAAAGTAAAAGATAGGGAATTATAGTTTCTTTATTATATTAGGTGGGAAGAATTAGATTATGTAATGGAGCAAATAACATTTAAACAACTAATATCAGATATGGTGATTTCTGTTAAATACATGATAATGAATATATTAAATTGGATTAGACACAAAAGTCCTTGCTGTAATAAACCCATGACAAGTGTGCTAGAAATGGAATTGGACAGATTACTTTATGAGTGTCCTGAATGTGGTGAAGAATGGATGTAATGGCCTAGATAAAGATAGTATGAAACTAACAACAAAATACATAGGGAAGACTATAGTGGAAGTAACTATAGCTACACCAGAATGCTCCCTTATGGTAGATGTGTGCGACCTAAATGGATTAGCAGACCCTGAATTTATAAGCAGCTTAAAAGAAGTAGCTGATGAATTAGAATTGCATAACGAACAATTGAAAGTAAAAGTAAAGTAGTATTAACGCTAACGGAAGATTATTTGCTTTCGGTGGGGGATATTAACCACTTTATTTTAATTGAAAAACTAAATTTAAAAATATGAAAAATGTTGATTTGAAAAACGAAACCCCCACTGATGCAAATAATGTGTTATCGGCTGGTTTTCGTTCTGTTCGTGAAGCAAAAAGATTTTCAAAAATGTATTCCCTGCTGATGATATATCAAAAAGGTCAAATTGATTGTGACACCCATTTCTCCGCTTCAATGTTAGTTACTGATTTCAATAGGGATTGGGCGTATAAAGAACTTTTAAAAATGGGTATTCCAAACGGTTTCCAATACCTATCAACATTTGATGAAGCGTTACGATGGTTCTTTCAATCTTGCCGATAACGTTAAATCTATGGGTAGTGATTGCCCGACTAAATAAAACTAAATTATGGATAGGATTAAAGAATTGACAGACTTTTATATGTGGATGCAAGAAAATGATTATGACCACAACATAAGAGC